AATCCTTTTGCTCAGGTGTCATTCGAGTGTATGCAGCTAATTCTTTATAATATTTTTTTTCATCAGCATCATATTGATTAGATGCTTTTATATAGTTTTTGTTTAGGTTTTCTATTTCAAACAGTCCTTCATCTAAATCTTCTTGGTCTTCATACCTTTGAAGCTTAACCTTGTCTATCTTTTCAGACGGACGATTGTTCTTCATAAAAGTTTTTAGCTTCTCCTTTTCTTCGTCATCACTCATGATGGTGTCTAAATCTATTTCTTTAGTCGCACCATTGGGAGCAGTAACTATCATGGCATCCATTATTCCGGTCTCTTCAAACCCAAAACCAACATCACCAAATTGATTGTTTAAAAAGGAAACGACTTCCTCTTCTTCACTACTTATTAAATCTTTAGTTATATATTCATCAACAGACTCTTCAAAAAAATCTCTACTTTCTTCCTTTAATTGTTTATTATAAGCAGCTAAGTCTGAAGTAAATTGCTGTTCTTCTTTAGTAAGTGTTTGTTTTTTAATAGGTTCTCCATAGTCATAAACCTTAGCCTCTAAATAATCTTCTTCTATCTTTCGAGTTAAGTTATCTAACTTCTGAAAGTTTTTATATTCAGGTGTTACTTCGGTATATTTTACGTTAGGTATTTTTTGATATGCCTCGTTCTTGTCCTTTAAAAGAGTTTCATATCTATGCAGCTCTTCTCTTGGCATTTTACTTAGAAGCAATCGAGTTCTCTCATCTGCACCCTCAAAGCTTAATGGAAATTCTTTAGACAAAAATCCTATACCAATAGCTTTACTTGGCATAGTTACACCTGAATCAGTTGTATAAATTTCTTGAACAGCTTCTGTTGAGGTAGGTAAATCCATTACCCCCTCTCCTTTTTGTACGCCTATCTCAGATTTATCCTCCTCACTTTGAGGACCCATAAATTTATAATAGTCTTTAGCCGTAGGTGATTCCGAAGAAGAACCTTCCAATGACGATTCCGCATCTCTTTTTTTTTTTAATAACAATGCTTCCATTGCATCACGCTCTTCCATCTTTCTTTGCTCATCTCGAGTACGCTGCAACTCTTCTTCACTTTCCTTTGCTCCCACTAACACTTTGAAGTCATCAAAGTAATCTCCGTACCCATCTCCTAACGCCAATTCATAAGCAGCTCTTTGAGCTTCCTCATTCTGTAACATTAATTGTCGGAAGTCCTCGAATGAATCTCCATATCCATCTGCTTGAAACAGCTCATAAAATCTTTGTAATGCTTCCTCGTTCATTTTTTATTTATTTACTTTAAGTTCTTTAACTATTGGTTCGTTTTTTTATTAAACTTACTTGAGCTTCCTCCTTTATCCATCTCTGCTAATATCTTGTCAATGTCCTCTATTCCTTTTTTACGCATTGCCTCTTCTTTTTCATTATTAAATCTTGATTTTTGAAGAGCTGCTTTTTCTTTTAGCAAGTCAGCTCTCTTCAATTTACTTAATTGAGTTTTCTTTGGCATATTAACATATGCGTTAATTTTTGTAATTTTCTTTCTCAATTGTTTATGAAGCTCACTACCGACATTTGCTACCACAACATTACTAATTGATTCTCCGCTTAGGTCTTTGTTTTGATAGTGATTGTAACTTGCAGATTGTCTTTTTAAATGATTTATGTTTGCTTCCGGAGATACAAAATCTAAAATATTAGCATCCACAAAGTTCTCAGTATTAAAGCCTGACACATCTCGTGTTACAGTATTACCATTAATATCTTTATAACTTATTTTAGTTATTCTTTCTGTTCCTCCTGTACCGGAAGTAGTAACAACCTTTAAGTCAACAACACCACTCTTCTTACGTAAATATTCTATAGCTGCTCTTTGCTGTTCAAGAGTTCCTTGACCTAAATTTACTAATTGGTCCATTACCATTACATCAGGTTCTTGTTGTCTCTCATAATTTTTCTTAGCATTATATCCGGCATAATTTAATCCATCATAATGCTCTCTAAACTTTCTTACTTGGTCTATCTTAATATCAATACGAGTTCCTAAATAATCTCTAACTGTCTGTTCTTGTTTGTCGGTAAGTTGAGGTTGCGGTTGTCCCGACTGTTTATCTTTTGTAAGTAAAATAAACTTTTCACTTGTCTTAGCTTCTTCAGGGTCCCATGTAAATGTATAAGATTCTTGGTTTCCATTTATGTCCACTGTTCCTACATGGTTGGTAAGTATAGTAGCATTGTCAATTTTATTAACCATCAATGCATTAATGCTATTGGTTTTATAGTCTTCATATTGTTTTCTTCTTTCTGTACCTTCAGCTCCACGCATGTCATCTAAAACCTCAATCCCCTTTCTACCTTGTCTGTTTTCCCAAACCCATTTTCCAATTTGGTCGGTTACTTTTGTAGTTAAGCCATCAACATCTACGTTGTCATACTTTGTTCTAAGTCGTGAACGCAAATCCATTATACTTGCCCTGTCATTGGGATTGGTACTAATATTACCATCCTTATCTACCTTAGCATAATACACCCTGCCTGATGTAGGGTCTATAGTTGGTTTGAAGTTTTCAAAGTTACTAAAGAACTCCATGTTTTGCCACATAAATCCTTCAATCTCTGCACCTTCTGAGTATAGTTGTCCTTCAGGAACATTCTGTCTTTCAAGCATGCTTGTATAGTCCTCACTATATTGTGTCCACACATCATATAAACCTTGTGTATCATCTGCAAGGTTTTGCATATTCATTTTATAATCACGAGGATTTAACTGTCCGCTTGTAAGAAGGTCATACATTACTGTTGCTTGTTCCATAGCAGAATTAGCAAAGCCTTGTATGTTTGAATTTAAAGTTTGATTATCTCCTTGAGGAGGTTCTTGTACATATTTTAAGTACTCGTCCTGAGCTAACCTTAACTCTTCTTTTCTACGAAGTCTATCCTCAGCTTCTTCCTTTAAAGAGTCTGAAAAATTCTTTGCAACATCAGCCCAATTAACTCTTGCTTCTTGGTCTCTCTGTACGTATTTATAAAATGTCTTTGCCATTGCTTATCTTTTAATAACCTCTTTGAAAGTTTAAATATTCTAAACCATAATCATCATATGCTTTCTTTATATATTTGTTATCAAAACTACCCGACTTAGACAGTCCATCTGAATACATCTTCTTTGCATATTCAGGATGCTTGCTTACGACATATTCTCTAAATGCGTCTCCTTGTTTTTTATTAGTAATAACAGAACTCATTTGAGGTAAATCTTTTTTAAATAAGGGTTGTTGTTTATTTATATATTTCTCATTAGCCCCTGTTGGTTTAGGTGATTCTAAGGCAGCAAATGGGTTTCGGTTGGGGTCATTTAATCCCATTTTCTGAGCTTGTAAAGCAATGTCTAACTCACCTTTAGCAACATTTTGTTTAAATGCTTGTTTGTCTCTTCTGCTTCCTTGAGTAACTACCTTTCCTTTTCCGGTGAGTTTATTAACTTTCATTCCATGCGTAAGGTTTTTTGCATCTCCTGCTCCCCTCTTCTTCATATATAAAGGAACAGTCTCAGCTCCTGCCATAGCAGCATCACTTAGTCCACTGATACCTTCTTGTATCGCCATGCCTTTTGCAAGTTCTGCATCAGCTATCTGTTGCTGTGCTCCTGCTACTTCTTCTAAGTCTAACTGAATATTAATATCATTTAGTCTTTGGTTTTCTGTAGCAATAGCTTGGTCACGTGCAACCATCTCTCCTTCTTGAGCCGCCCTTACTCTGTCAGCTTGGTCTAAGCTTCCGGCTAAAATTCTGCTTGCTGCTGCACCTCCACCTCTTTGGTCTCCCTCTATGGCAGCATCACTTAACGCTTTACTTGTAACCAAGTTCGCTTCATATGCTTGACGATATGCGTCCTTTTGTATACCAAGCTGTTCCATGTAATTAACTTCCGTTCTTTTACGAGCCGCTTCCATTGCGGCATTAGCCGCAGCTTCTGCTTCTCTAATGTCTTTACTTCTTTGACCTGCTTGAATAAAAGATGCTGTCGCTCCTCCTAAGCTAATGGCTGCACTTGTGATTCCTAATGCTACTCCTGACATAATAGTTTTTGGTTTAATATTATATGTTGAGGTAACTCTTTATAGTCTAATGTATAGACATCTTTCTCTGCTTCCTCAACAGTTTCTTTATCTGTTTTATAAACACAAACCCACACACAGTCTTCGTGCATATAAGCTACTCTTTGTGTGCCTGCTTCTGTCATTACTTTCATTGGTGCTTTAATTCTTTTTATTTCTCCTTCATCTGTTAGGATTGACATCTCACCTGAAAGAAAAAATGATGGATGGTTTTGTTTGTGTATAAAGCTAACCACTAACGAACCCTTCGGCATTAATACTTCCCGAGTATACAAACCATTTTCAATATGGTGTGTAGTAGGAAATGCTTCTTCCATCTCTTCAGTATGATGTGAGACTGACCCATTTACCACAGCTAATTGCTGTCTAAACGACTCAATCTTTTCCCACAACAATCCTCTATGTTGATGTACGCAAGATAATATTTGTTCGGGTAAATCCTTTTCTATTGCCTTAACTACATCCATGTTAAGTACAAAGATAAGAAATTTTTAAGGAAAGCTTTTCATTACTTGAGACTCTACTGCAAAAAGCTCTGTAGCTGTTACACTATCATTAGTTAATGTAAACTCACAGTAGTGTCCTAACATACCATGAGACTCAGCTATAGAGTTCTTAACGTACATACAATAGAAAGGTGCAGCAGGTAATGGATTAACTCCAACAATAGCAGCGTTGTCTACCTTTATATTGTTTATATTGTTTTTTAAATCTATATTAACTTCTCTAATTGTTCCTCCCCATTGTGGTGCGTAAGTAGGAGAAACTCCGAAATAAAAGTAATCACCTACACTTACAATACTTCCAATAGGAACAGTAAGTGCAAAGTCCACGATAGCTGAAGGACCTCCCGAACCACTTACTGCAGTGCAATCAGCTATACCACCAACTGAACGCAACAAGTACTCAGCATCAGGAGCAGGTGTAGTATTGGTTGCTCTTACAAAAGCAAACCAAGCAGCTTCTTTTTTCTCAAACCATTGAGGGTCAATATATCCATTTGTTTGTAAGTCTGTATTTAAGGTGACACTCCAAGCGTCATCTGATTCAAGGTTAATGGTTTTAAATATTTTATTTTCTAATGGAGATTCATTAAACACACTTGTTATACTTGAAGGACTTGACTCTGCTGCCAAACCATAGTAACTATTTCTATTGGCATTAGTATTGTGTCTCCATAGATTTCCGTTTTTAAACGAATAAAAATAATTATTCATTCCTATCATCATGTCAGGAATGTAAGAATAGAACGAGGGAAACCCTTGAACACTCTCGCTATATGTTAGTGTGTACTCTGCCATTGTTTACCATTTTACTTTATCTGCCCAATATGCTGCAGACATTTTTCCTTTCTTTATGTTTCTTGCATGTCTTGCCTTAAAAGACTTTCTTTTTGCTTTCATTCGTGCAGACTCTCCGCTTTTAGGTTTGCCTGCTGTACTTGCACCTTGCTCACCAAATCTAATTACTTTTTCTTTAGAACCTTCTTTAGCCGCAACTACATGAGACTTGGTTGGGTGGTCAGGAGTTCGTTTAGGTTTATTATAACCGGATAATCCTAAACGTTTTAATATGCTTCTTTTTTTTAATTTACTTGGCATAACTATCTTTTTTTACCTTTATGCAAACCATGCTTAGCGTGTTGCTTTCCTGCACGAGTTGCTTTTCTTTTTATTCTATTTGCTTTAGCTAACTTACTTGTACCTCTTAATCTATCTATAGTTTTCTTAGGAGCATATACTTCTCCTGTCTTACTTGAAGGCTTACCACTTGCTGTAGTCCACTTCTGTTTAGTCCACTCAGATAAACTTTTTTGTTTTTTAGTTTTAGCTCCTCTATATCCTCCGCCTGCTGCTTCATATTTTTTTTTTGCAAGCTGTGCTTTACGAGCAGACCATTGTCCGGCTTTACCCCCTTTAGTTCCTCGGGTTACTTGAGCTACTATTCTTTTTCTTAAACTTGGTTTATTATAATTACTCATATCTTTATGGACAACTTCCGTTATTAATTATTACACTATTACTATCTATTTCAAACCACGCACCACTTGCTGTGCCATCATCCCATTTATAATATCCCGGTCCTGCCGCATTAGATAATCTTTGTTGTGCGTAAGCATCTGTATATATTATATCATGAGTGTTTGGACTTCCTGCTACTCCTGTTACAGGAACATTATAATATAATCCTTCTACTATTCCACTACAAGCCGCACTTGATGTGGCAGCAGGTAGAGTTGTACTGTCAAAAGAAGTAAGTAATGCAGGACACGCAACATCAATAGAAAAAGTCGTGCTTACGCAGGGAGCAAATATAGCTAAAGCTACAGTGTTAGGTGATGGGTTTACTTTAGGTATAGCCATAACACAAGCACCGGGTGTTCCTGTAGTTGTTTGAACTTGAGAGGCTGATATTCCAAAGGCTAATTGCGTTCCTGTAGAAACAAACAATCCTGATGAAACATCATATTCAAATTCATCCTCAGTGTGAATTACTCCTGCAAAAGGACTACAAGTTGCCGCAGTATCTCCTACATAAGTCGGAGCATTAGTCATGGTTCCTCCAAGAAAACCATCATTAACTGAACTAAAAGAATTATAAACTCCACTATCATATGTTGCAGTTAATCCTACAGGAATAAAAGTTCCTGTTGGTGTTAACGTAATAATGATTGCTCCTAAACTATTTCCTGCATCAAAGTTTAAATAGTACACCCCTCCATCTGTAGTAGATGCTGAACCGCTTATAGCAGATGAACAAGGAGGGTTACATTCAGGACATAAAATACTTCTTGATAACACACCTGCAGTTTGTAAACGTGTTATAATTCCATCCGAATAATATCCATCAGGTGCACCCGTAGTTAAGGATGCATCTATGTACACTCCTGTTGCTCCTGCAAAAGTATTCGAGTCTATGTAGTATGTTCCAAATGATGCCATATTATTTTATTAAGGTGTGCATGTTGTGTTAATGTGTTTAGTAGGAATTGTTGTTGTTGTGCTTATTACTTCAAAACATCTTGTTCCCATTCCAATAAGAGTATAGTAAGTTCCTAATGTTAAAGCTACAGGAGATTGAACGTGATACTCTTCAAGACTATCTGCTGAGTTTCTCATTAGATACCAATGCTGTGTACATCCACAACAAGAATCTAATAGTACAGAGTCAAAACATAAATCATGTTGAATTGAATCTCTATAATCCCATATTAAATATAGATATGTGTTTACACCTGAAGGCATAGTAAATTCAGCCGAGTATCTGTTAGGAGCAAACGTAGTGATTAAAGGTGTGGCTTGCGTAGACGCACTAATTAAACTTTGAACAGAAGCAGGGTTGTTCGCATAAAGTGTATTTGTTTTTAAATATCTAAACTTATCTGAACCTGTTGGGTCAAACACAAAGCTGTTTGCTCCAAGCTTATTAGAAATCATTGTTACTGTACTTCCATCCGTAGGACAATTAGAATCTCCTATTCCTCCTGTTAAACTTGTATAAGATGTTATTAAAGGATTTGTACTTCCTGAAGCAAAGATGACTCCTGTTGAATTAGTAGGAGAAACATACGTTCCATCTGTATAAGTATACTCATTATGTATACTTTGAAATGCTTCTGAGTTGTTAGTAACACATACTTGAATAACTGTTAATGAAACTACTCCGGGACATAATGCTTGAATACTTAGTGTAGTATCTACTGCATTTGGTGTAATGGTTATGCTTGCCGTAGTAACTCCCGGTAAAGATTTATTATAAGTTAATACTCCTCCACCTGAAACATTTCCTGTGGATGTAGTAACTGAATCATAAACCACTGATATATCTGCTATACCCTCGCTAATATTATAAGAAATATTTGTGGAGCCTACTACTGAACCTAACTCTATACAAAAAGTATATGTCTTGCCTGCTTTAATAAATAAGTCTTGTAAGACTCCACACCCTATACATTTTTCTTCAGCAGGTAACAGTCTTTCATTAGAAGATAAAACAAACTCATTCATGTAAGGGTCAAACCCTCCAAGCTTTTGAGTGGCAGGATAATCAATAAATAAATTTCTAAACCAAGACCTAAGACCTGCTTCAGATATTACAGTTAATTGTTCATTGCTTCCTGCACTTCCTTTTAATCTTAATACTGCTCCACGTTTAGAATCTGTAAAGTATTTATCGTATCCATACGCCACAAAACTTTCAGGATTATTACTAATGCCATAAGCATCTTGTCGTGCTACTTGTTGTCCTAACACTTCAGGCACTGAGGTTACTGTACCTCCCCCTACAGCATCAGTTAAAATATTTTTACCCACAGTTACATAAGATATTTTATCTTCTTGTAGTGTAAGTATATCAGTAGCTCTACCATGTAGTATCTGCAACTCACCATAAGAATCTTCTAATGGAAAGAAATTTAATAAACCTAAGTTAAATTCATTTAGCTTATTTACATTTGATTCATCATTGTATACGCCACTATAGGTTATATCTGCAAATCTATCTGCTTCTTTAAAGTCTTGTGCAGATACAGACACGACTCTGTTTCCAAGAGTTAAAGCTCTTCCTGTTATTGAGTCTTGTATCTTATAACTCTCTACCCCATTTCCAAAAGCAAAACAATTAAAGAAGTCAAGATAAACTTCTCCTTGTTGTGTTGCAGTTTGGTCTTGGTTATCAGGGCTATCCGGATTTGTTGTTAAGTGGTATCCATTCGCATCTATAAAGTAAGTCATGTTCCCCTCATAGTAAAGGTCGGGTGTAGTCTCTACAGGTTCTGTTTCAAAAACAAATTGACTTGATGCTCTAAATACTTCTATCTGACACTTAATCCATGAGTGTCTTTTATCGCTTGAACCTGAACAAGTAGGAGTACCTGAAGACATCATAAATACCAAAGCATTAGGATTTGTTGGGTGAGTCGGAGTCGCTCTAAAAAATTGATAGAAATTTTTAGAGTTTTCTGCAGTTATATTACCTGTACCTGTACCTGCTCCGGAAGGAGGAGGAGGATTGGTATTAAAAATGTTAGAGTTACATGTCTCCCCGTTGTTAACTTCACAATCACCTGTCGTTAAATTCACTCCATCTCCTACAAACCAATCATAAAAATTATCATAGTTCTGAGATGAAACAAAAGACTTGTCATAATAGTAACTATCTTTTCCACATTTACTACCCTTACCCTCTCTACTAAACTCAATGTTCATTCTAATTGTACTACCTACAGGAATATCAAAGTCTTGTGTGGAATTGTTTAAGTTAAGAAAATATTTTAGTTGAGGATATTCTCCTTTATCTTTTTGTTCAAATTGACGTTTACCTAAATCTATTATAGAGTTACTATCATAGACAGCATCAAAGTTGTTCGGGTTTACTTTTACATATACTCCTGATGGAGACTTAACCCCAAACTGAGGAGGGTCTGCAGGGTCTAAAGTAAAGTCAGCAGGCTTAGCTTCTTTATCAAGGATTGTAGTCCATACACATCCATTGACTGCACCACTACTATCTGCTTTTACTTTTAACCTATCTCCTTTATTTACTTTAGCTGCATTCTCACCCTCAAGTAAAAACCATATTGAATTTGTATCTACTTCTTCTACAAAGAATAAACTATATATAGTCTCATACTTGTGTACGTTTTCTTGAACTACCCACTTGTATCTTGTTGCCCATTTTGGAGCAAGCATATCTACCGGCAGGGTTGCAAATATTTGATTCTTTCCTCCTGAGTTACCACAGGGTACATGCACAGTATTGAACTCACTAACTAACGCAGTAGTAGCTCGATTAAAATTATCCATGTATACAATACCTACCTCATAATCTCTATCACTATGAAGGCTTCTAAGATTGTCAGTGGTTTGCCAAAACGCATCCACAAATTGTATCTCATAATATTCATATAGATTAATCGCACCATTTACATAATAAGCTGCAACTAAATCTAACTGTATAATATTACTACCCGGATTAGCAATAATATCAATAGCTTGTCCTATAGCTGATATACCACTATCCACTTTGCTATATGCCCCAAGGTTTTGAGGTATCAAACAATTCATCTCATCTGTAAGAGTTGTCCCAAGACATGCGTCTGCAAATGGTTGTATGGTAGCATTAGTTCCTATTGCTGCTAAAAACTCAGGGCTTGTTGCAAGGTCATATACCGAAGGATAGTCTTGCTGTAAAATAAAAGAAACATCTATATCTACATTCCCTGTAATCTCAGTAGGAGGAGATGTGCCTGCAAATGAATCATGTCTAAACCTTATGGTAAAAGATAATACCGCTCCTTCATTTAAAAGCTTTCCTGTTAAATCAATAGTAAATCCTGCATTGTTTATTGTTACAGGAGTAAACACTGTATAGTCTACATCTACAAGTTGAATTAAATTAGCTTCAAACTCTTCTATTATAACAGCACTTTGCACCACCTCAGTAGTATAGTTTAACTTAATAGGATTATCATTAGCATCTTTTAAATCATAACCATCTATATAGTTACCATACATTAGTCTATTACCCATTATTGTTTGTGCCTTTGCAAATCGTGGCACGTTATCATATAGTCTTAATATCTCTGAGCTTGATAAAACAGTATAGGTTTTACTATTGTTAAACCTATAAGTATAATCTACATTATCTAACCACCCTTCTTCTGCTTTATTAAATTTTTCTATAACTCTTATAAGAGAACTATCTGAATCTTTAAATAACAATTCTATATCTTTTACAAGAGGACCTCCTGCATTAAAAGAAACATCTACTTGATTATACAAGTTTGTCATTCCTGTGTTTAAATAACTTGTACTATCAATAGAATAATTAGAAGCTAAGAATGCTGCCTTTGAGAATTGAGACGTAGCACTATATTCTCCATCCGCATATCTGTATCTATACGCAAAACAAATAAATCTTTCCTTAATATAGTTTTCTTGATTAGGTGCATTAGCTCCGGGGAAACTCCACTTCGGAGCCATTACAGGCGGAGCTTTAATTACAAGTAAATCATCTGCTAATGTAGACTCATCTACTCCACTTCCTATGGGATTAGGGTCTGCATAGTTTCTTGTAATATTTATTTTACGAGGAGGATTGTAATCATCTGTAAAGAATAATAAATCCTCTACCATATCTACTCCTGTAATAAGATATTTAGAATTAAAGTTTAAAGTTGTATTAACACCACCACCATCATCAATGCTAATCACATGATAGGTTAATAAACTTGTAGCTACATTAAAAGATAAAATTAAATCTAACTTCCCTGTGTTAGTACTACCTGAAAAGTTTGGGTCAGTAACAAACCAATAAATTGTTTCTCTTGCTCCATCTTCAAAGGCTCCGATACATTTGGCATCATCACTTAATGCAACTGAGTTATAAGTAATATCACTTAAAGCAGTATTACCTTTAGAGTTTTCTACTGAACCAATCTCAGTATCTTCTGTAGAACCAAGACGGACATTCATTGCATCAATGTATTCTCCGTTAGCTACAAGTCTTTCGTCAATAGACTTGTTCATTCTACCTTTTATAAAATTTCTTTGAATGTTCGGCATTCTATTTAATCCATTTATCTCTTCCTCGTAGATTCATTAAGAGTCTACCCGGATGAATATTACTTATTCTAATCTTAGCATTACGAAGCAAAGCTGATTTACTTTTCTGTGCTCGTCTTACTATGTATTCCTGCACACCTAATTTACTATTTAAAATAGCATATTGAATGTATGCATATATGTAATCCTCAAATAATTTATTAACTGTAACATTAGAATCAATACCACCTTCCATACCATCTGACACATATTCTAAAATAATAGTTTCTCCTGCTACACCTGAGCTAAAGTTTATTACTCCTGCTTTATTATCTACTCTAAACGTAGGATTAAAGTTAGCGGTTTCTGTGTTTAATCCAAACCTTGCTCCAATATTATATTCAAAATACCACACACCATCACAACAATATCCTTGTCTACCATTATAAGGACTATTCTCATTTAAGTAAATGCTTTTCTTTGACCCTGTTATTCTGTCGTAATCAAGTTGAGAGTTTTGCGGTGATAATGCATTACCACTTGCATCAAACAATATTCTACAATCATTGTCTTGTAGATATGCTGTCGCTCCGTTGATTTGAATATTCTCAGTAAGAGGTCTTAGTACTTGGTCTTTATATAAAGATATACGAACCCAATTAACATAATCAGAAGGCAATACAAATCTTAATGTATCACACACTGTAAGCTCTAATGTTTTAATTTCTTTAAACGCATCATAGTTTAATTCTTGTATAGCTCTCTTTGCGTGAAATAAAACCTTATATCTTTCTTCGTTATTAACTAACTCATGGTTCCCATTATACATTAACATAAAGTTGTTAACAACATCTTCTAAACTAACGTATTGGTATGAACCCCAATTAGCATTCTCAGGTAAGTTACCTCCGTTCTCGTAATATTGGTATTGAGTTAAATATGCCATGGTTATCTACTTTCTTCTTGAATGTTTTGTGTTTCTTCTGTCTTAGCAAACTGATATACTTCTGTTTCCCTAATAGAAATTCCTGCGTACTCTAATATCTTAACCACTAAATATGGTTGGTCAGATAAAGGTAATTCAAAATCTTGATAATCAGGCTGAGTAGAATCAAACAAAGGAGAACCTTGATTAACAGGTATAACTTTGTATGTCCACTTAGGGTCTTTGGGATACCTAAAGTATTGACAGTTTACTTTCTGCCCTGCTGTTGCATTTATAGTAGAAGGATAAGCTGTAATAACATCTCCTTCCAAAGTGTATGCAGGAAAAGTTTCATTAGGTGCAGTAAGTAAAGAGTTATTCAACATAGTGATTTTAGTATGACTTACTTTTTCCATTTCTCTTAATGGAGTAGCAGCTACACCACTATTAAATAATACTTTATTAATAAGGTAGTAATCACTTCCTGTTGTGGCTGCGGTGGGAACAGTAAATGTATTGGCAGAAATATGAGTTAAGTCAGCACTAACTGAAAAAAATTCAATTACCTCTGCTAATCCTTTCTTTATATCAGCGTAACCTGTACCCGATTGCCTTGTATTCTCTTTATTAATTTGAAAGTTATACGTATAAAAATAATCTTCAAACAAATCTAATTGTGCTTGTTTAGCAAATAGATTAAAATCCTCCGGAGATATGTATCCGTAGTTATTCTTATTTATTATAGATAAAACTGTTTCTCTTACTGAGTCTATCATGTTTTATAGTTTATACAAAGATAAAGAAAAAAAAAGAGGATGTATTTTTTTACACCCTCTCTTTTATAAGTTTAAATAAAGTGGAATTAAACTACAGTAATGCTTGTAATAGTTGTAACACCTGTGTTTGCTACCGCAGTCACAGCTTTATGCCATGAAGTTTCTGCTGCTTGTTGTAAAGAAGCGTTAATTGAATCAACAAATTCTTGAGTTGCACCTGTTGTTGTTAGTTTAAAGTGTTTTGCTCCTGTAAGCTCATACATTCTAACTTCAGTTGCACTTTGAAGTACAACAAAAGAAATTGCTCCTGCGTTTACTAATTCCGTTCCTACGTCTGTAGTGAAAGATAAATATTTAGTTGCCATTGTTTAAAAATTTAATGGGTTAATAATACTACAAAGATACTTAAAAAATATTATTACAATACAGTAAGTTTATTGAAGCTTAATGTTCCTGAAAAACCTACAGTGTTAAATACTTTCTTAGCTATCAAGCAGTATGTAACAGGCTCTTCTCCTTCACATAAAACGACTACACCTGTAAAGAAATATTCTTCAAGTCCCGGTACAAGTAGTACAGGAGTTCCTCCTTCTCCACATTCCGTACCTGTAATAAACGCTATATCTTGCGTACCACATGGTGTACCTGTAGCGGTAGCATACCATCCTGTAACACCTTCTATTGAAAATGATGAACCAATAGTAATAGCACCTAAACCTTCCGGCTCAATCGTTGCAGATAATATTACATTACAATCAGTTGGGTCAAAACCTACTTGAACTACCCACTCTCCCCAAGTGTTATCATTACACTCTACAGATTCTGTAGCAGGTAATTCTCTTATAGGTATTTCTACAAAAGTTTGATTGCTACTCATTAATATTTCCCACTGTTCTTCGAGATAAGTTTTTATTTTCCTTCTTGGGTCTTCTTGATTAAGAGTTAATTTAACCACTCCACCTTCATTAAAATCAGCAGGAATAAATGCTAATTTTGAAGAGTCCTCTTGATGTATGTATTGTAGATTATCTACAAGTAGATTTTCTGATATCCCTGCATCAGCGTCATATACAAATTTAAAATATTTTGCCATTGTTAAAAAATAAATGTGTTTATAATATTACAAAGATAGTCATTAATTTTTATTGCTCTAATAATTTCTCGAGCATCTTCAATGACTCCACTCCTTCTTCAGTTTGAAAGTAAGAAGTTACTATATCATTGGCATCTTCTCCATAAGGAACTACAAGCATTCTCTTCTTATTTGATGGTGTATTAAAGTATACATCACGACCCTTATTTCTTTTACTTAATAAGTTAGCTGCAAATATTTTTCTAACTATGTTATGTAATTGTAATTGTGGGTCATCCAAAATTATAGAAAAGTTATGTGGTTCTCTTCTTGCATACACAAGAATATCTCTTTTCATTTCTGCAGTAGTTACAGTGTCAGGGTCACCATTAAATAAAACTCTATACGCTTGCTCAAGCTCATCTATACTTAATGACTTTGCTCTTATCAATGCATTTACTTCTTCTTCTAAGAAAGATATATCTTCTTGTGCTTCTTGTTCCTTATCTATTTCTTCAAAGTCTATTCCGTTTTTAGGATGATAATATAAAAACTCTTGTAAAACAGGTTTATTTGTAGGGACAGTTAAAAAACCATCTTCAAATACAATAGGCTCAAGAACTACGTTTCCATCCTGTTCATCTTCAAACGGACTTCTCTGATTAGAAGCGTATCTTAATACTCTATTCTCTTGTTTTTCTTCGTCAAAATATAATAAGGCGGTTCTTTTAGACGTTCCGGTTGAAAGCGTCCATGATAATGGTGCTCGGTCTTTTGTTAATCTATAGATACGAGTCTTTGGTGATTGTTTTGTTTTCATTTGATTAGATTTAAAATTAAAAAAAAAGGGAGGGCATTCACCCTCCCTAATATATTATGTGTTATGATTTGAAAATAAAGAAGTTGTTAGCTCCAAGAACACAAACACATCTTTCAGATAGGAAGTGAACTTCCATTACATCTTTCCCTGATGTTCTTGCTCCTCCTGCGGAACCTGTAACCCAATTCTTATATCTTCTATCTTCTGTTTCAGAAGCTCTGTAACGAACGTGTAAGAAAGGACGCTTAGCATTCTTCCCAAGAATTTGGTCGTATACAGATGTAGAACCTGCAGGAACTAAAAGACCATTAACAACATCAGAAGTCAATCCTCCTCTCATTGTTGGGTCATTTAAGTATTTCCAATCAGTCTTGTAGAAGTCATAACCTCTTCGGAATCCTGAGAATCCTAAGTTAAGAGCCATCTCTTCATCATTGTCAAACAGTCCATAAGAAGACCCGTTTGTCCCATAAGAGTTTTGCTGAGCTAACATATCGTCAATATCAAACCCAAACTGACGATTCAAGAAAAGAGCATTCTCTTCAATAGAACCTTGTTTGTCAAGACGTTGTACAATAGTATCCCATGCATTTAATGTAGCAGGATTTGTTCCTTGCCATACATTACCTCTATCGTTAACTGTGTAGAATACACCTTCTGAACCTGATGGATTTCCTAAAACACCTGCTGCGATTGCTCCCGAACCTGTTTCTGCAGGAACTGTTTCAATCATTGCAGTCTCCAAGTAATCTTCAAAACGTAGTCTTGTTTCATGCTCAGACTTTAAATACCATAGGTATCCTGTTCCTCCATTCTCAGTTGTGATTTCAACCCATCCGATTTGTGCCATATCAGAACCTGATACTGCATACTTATCTTTAATAATGATTGGTTTGTTGTCAAAGAAAACATCATTAGCTTCTAAAGAGTCTTCCATAGATTCGCTACCTTTAACAAATTCAGACCCGTAAATCATTATTGTCGCATCACTGTTACCTGCACCTGTACCTGCAGCTCCTTGACCTGCACCTTCGTAGTAAGCTACGTCAAATGTACCTGCTGCATAATCTACAGATGTAACAACTGCTTTGTTAGAAGCGGTAGTAGCACCATTAAAGTCTACTAAAATTGTTTGACCTTTTCTAATTGCGATACTTCCTCCTGCCGGAACTAAAGTATCATTTACCTGCCATGTGGCTGTATCATCTCCTGCTCCTGCAGTTGTACCACATTGAGTGTATTTTGTGTGTAGCCTTCCTTGCTCTGCCCATTTGATAAGGTCTGAGTTAGATGGCATTTCTGCTCCTACCATACGTAAGAAAGAAGCTACAGTTCTATTTCCGTATCTTTCAAATTCTCTTTCGTATGTGTCAGGCAGATATTGATTCATAAAATTAAAGCTTGCGTCCCCAAGATAGTTACTCTCAAGTGCCACTCGCTCTGCTGAGGGTTGTAAATCGAACCCCGGTGTTGATTGTACTGACATTTTTTTTAGTTTTTAATTTTTAATTTAACCTCGTTTTATACTTTTAATTCGTAAGCCTCTACCCGAATCCGAGTTTATAGCACGAACTTTTAATCCATCTTTACTGACTGTCTCAGGTGTTCTGCGTGTTGTCATACTGACGTTCTTTTGTTTACGCATTACATCATCAACCGCTTCAGCCTTGCCTTGCTCATAAAAGAACTTAGCAAACTTTTCAGGATTCATAGCAATAGCTAAGGACTTATGATAACCTTCTGCGTCATTTAAAAGACCATTGTCATCCAAGAACTTTGAATAAAAATTCATAGGAGTTGAGTGAGCCTTTCTTAATTCTTCTCGGTCTCCGGGAGAATATTGAAAATTTTTATCATTAATATTAAACTCAAAACCTTTGAACTCATTATTAAAGACATCATTTGTTTTCTTAGTAAACCATTCTGATTTACGTTTAGTCTCCTCCTCATAGTTTTTAGCATCCGCTAAGTATCGCTTATACTCATCAAGTTGTTCCTGTGTTTCTGTAGACACCCCAACCGAACTTGACTCAAGTGGTTGTTTATATGTCTCCTTCTGCTCAGTAAAATACTTTCGAGCTTTAGCAATTTCTTTTTTCTTTGATAGTCTTTGTTTCCTAATAAACTTATCTTCATCAATGTCTTCATCATATGAATACTCGTCTATCATATCTTTTACATCATCTCGGTCTATACCTTCTTCTGTACTTAGATAATACTCAGCTAACAAAGTGTCGTCTTCCATGGAGTCAAAGTCTCGTTGTAACTTAACATAATCATCCATGCCACGACCTGTATCTTTTTTATACTTAAAGTAAGCGGCTACATCTTCAGGTAATTCTTCTGATGTCTCACGCTCCTGCATTAACTCATCAAATGAGTTAATATCTTTTCCGTATCTTTTTCCAATATATGAAAGAACTTCTTCATCCGTTAAGGATGTTTCTTGTTTTGGTTCTGCTTCTTGCGTCTCTGTTTCTTGCGTTACATTTACTGAATCGTTATTAACTTCTTCAGCTTGCATTTTTTCTTCATGCTTTTCAAGCAATTCCTTTTCTACTTCTTGTACGCTTTTACTTTCACCTCCACTAATTTCTCTTACTTTTATTTCCATTTGATTTAATTTTGTTACAAAGTTACATAAAAAATACTACAATTTTTTAGCTACCTTGGATTGAACTCTGCGAAGTCAAATCCATCTAAGCTATCCTCATTAGACTCAAAGGTTTGAGGTGGTAGATTATTTTGTCTTTGATTAATTAATTTTGATTGTTGATTGTTTTGCTGAGTTATTCTTTCCGACTTAGCTTCTTCTCTTTGAGTTTCACGCTCCTGCAATGCTTTCTCGCTAATATCACGAAGACCCATATTATAATTAAACTCTTCAGCCATAAGCTCACGTTTTAACGCTGCTTCCGCCTGCATCTTTTCTACTTCAAATGCAATCTTAGCTTGCTCGATTTGAATTTTAGATTGAGTTTCTAATTGTATCTTTTGTATATCAGCTTGGTCTTTTAATTGTTGTGCTTGCATTGCAGCTTGTTGTTGCATAGCTTGTTGTTGCATAGCCATCTGTTGCTCCTTAGCTGCCTTCTGTTCTCTCTTAACTTTTAGTAATTGAGTTGCAAGTTTAATGTTTTTAATCTCTCTAATGTCAATAGCATCTTCAAGATTAATATCATTCTTAGATAAAGCCATTTGAATATTTTGTTCAAGCAAAGCTTTTTGTTCTTCATCAGGACTTACCTCAATAAATATACCAAAGTCATATATATATAAATCTTTTATTTCATGAAGGATAGATACATTATACTTTCCAATTTGATTTACAAACTCATCTGCAAAATCAGAATACTCTAATATATCTGCTACTCTATAAGTTAGTGCTTCACCTAAACTTTTAATTAGGTATAGGCTTCCATCAAGAATATGACGTGTAGCGGTATTACTATTTAATGCCGCAAGCTTTTGTAATCCAACTAAAGAGTCAGGGTTAGGAGTAGAAGCATCTCTTGCTTCATTTAATCCTGTTACATCCCTAATCATACTTAAATAGTAGTTATAGTTTTGAATTAACATCTGCATTTTATTTGCACCGGAAGAAGAATTTAATTCTCTAATAGGAACTCGTGCTTGATTAAAGTCTCCATCTTGTGTATAACTTCGACCAATAACACTACCCGTTTGAAAGTATAGTCTTAATGCATCTTCAGGATTATAAGCATTACCTGTGCCTAAGTCTACTTCATTTAATCCGTCAGCATCTATAAACACTCCATCAGGAACTACTCGTGATAATACCTGCTGTAGTTTTAAATGTGTTATCTGAATTAAATCAGCAAATGGAATCATTCGTCTTACTAAAGATTCAATAGCTCCTTTATACATTCTTGGTGCGACTGCGACATAGTTAGGTAAAGCGTGTTGTGTTGCTGACTGAGGTCGTACCATATTTTTAGCAAGCTCCCACTTTAACATTATGTTAGTCCCCATTACCATTACGCCATCATACCACACATCAATAGTCTTCTCTAACTTTTCAAAGTTACCTTCCTCCATCATATCTTCAGGTGGATTAAAAGTATCGTCTTTCTCTATTATACGTGAACCACCACCATCAAGGTTTTTCTTTTTGTAAACCATTTTGCTTGTGGTCTTGTAATTAAAATACATAACAGTACAAGTATCTTTATAGAACATGCTGTTCTCATAGAACTGTGCTGTGTTATAATAATTATACCAACTCTGACTATACTGACTAATTTTTTCTAAATCTTCGTTAGTTAAGGTAGGGTCTATTTTTATTAACTCACTAATAGGAATAGTTTTAATCTCACCCCAATAGAAACAATCCTTAAAGTGTGGGTCTTCAGTATAACTATACACCACATTAGCAGGGTCTACATATTTTATTTTAACTCCATCTCCAATAAGGAACTCATGTTTAGTCATGGCTACACCTAATACCATTAAGTCATAGTCACATCTTTTACGCAAGTCATTGTAATGGTTTGCTTCAAGTAAAGTGTTAATAGCTTCTTCCTCTGCTATCTCTATTGCAGGTTTATAGTTGAGCTGCATATATAAAGACAACTCTTCATCTGTATTAGGAAGCTCATCTTTGTTTACAGTAAAAGGATTTATTTTAAAATTCTGTTCTATGTTTTCTAAGATAGGCTTTGCTATCATTTGAGAACGAATTAAGTTTTTGTATTTACTTCTTTTGCCTTGAGACAATGCATCCTGTGCATACGCTTGAACTTGAAATAGTCTATCGGACATTCCGTTAACAACAATGTCTACAAACTTTGGTATAATAGGAACGGGAGTCCAATCAAGATTTAGATAAGATAAATCACCATCAATAGCTAATTCATTTTTGTATTTAGCAATAGGTTGTTCCCCTCTTGCATATAATCGCAGTCTATTAAAGTTTGCAAATTGATTATAAAATCTACATTGATTACCTGCTTTCCTAAACCACTCATATTGAATTGCTTGTCCTATTTGTAATCCATATTGAACAGTTTTCTTTTCTGCGTCAGATACAAACTGATTTGGAAAACCTACGTCATTTATATTTATCTTTACCTCTTCCATTATTTTATTAATTCACTGATTCTTCCCTTGTTATTATACCTTGCAAAGTTAACGCTTATTTTTGACTCTTTTTTCTGAGGCTGATATAAGTGCTTCTGTATAGCCATTATAGCTAAGCCGGAGCTTATTGTTGCATCATATCGAGTTCTATTATTAATGTCAAACTTTGCCCAATCTTCTAATGTTCTTGTGAATAACATAGACCCCATGTCATCCTTATCTCTATAAGTTCCTTCCATATCTATCCCTACATGCTTTTCAATGTATGACTCTACTGCTGAAGCGTGAGATTGTTTCACATCTTCAGAGCTATTAGGTATACCACCTAACTCCCTTTCTGTCTTAGATAGTTTATTATATACTTTATCAGGTCTATTCATAGAGAATCCTCTATATCCTCTATTCTTAAAATGATATAATAATCTTGGTTTATTATTCTCTGCAAGTATTGGCATACCATAAAAAACACAAGCCATTAATACTTCTTCAAAAAATATCTCTGCAGTTTGGGGTCGTGCAATATACTGTAAAAAAAACTCATTGCTTGGAGCATTATCCATATTGAATTTAGTTACACCATGTAACGCACCATTAGAACCACCTCCACCTACTACACCGGAGATGTCATAAGAGTCACAACCAAATGCACCTAAGTGTTCATTGCCCGGATATTTAATTCCATTTTTTACTACAACTCTATTTTGTAAAGCTTTCTCAGGTGTCCAACTAACAAGGAATCTTCCTCGTATATCAGGACTAAACACAACCTTAGTATCTTTCTCTCCGTTCTGCCAATGAAAAGAACCTCGTGTTAAATGATGTTGTGTTATTAAAGAATCATTATAATCTATCTGTTGATATATCTTAGTTAAGTTAAACAATGAAGAGTTGCTTTCATCTCTAAATGCATGAGACTCTGTTCTTGGAAATTGTCTGTAAAATTCATTCAATGCATCAGGGTCTCCCTTTAAAGATGTAACTTCATTCTCCCAATAGTCTATAGCTCCAAAGTCAATCATTTCATCATCCACTCCTCTAACCTCTTTGCTTGGTGTTCTGAATACAGGATATCCATACCTGTCTATAAATCCTTCCATGTTCCACTCCATAGGAATAAACAAAGAATACATGCCACTCTTTGTCATACCATTGGAGTTTCTTTTCATTACATTAGAACTTTCGTATAACTTTTTAAAGTTACTTCCTCCCTTGCTTAATGCATTTGATGTAGAACCCATCATGCACTTACCAATTATCTTACTACCTAACCTTAAACAAGTTTTGGTTACCCTCCAATTATTTAATATATCATTTGGCTTTAGCCATTTACCACTCTCATCATGCACAAGTAGTAACAACTTCTCACCATCATAAGAGTTATCATCTGTGTTCTTCCAATCTATTGTAGTATCCAATCCCTCCATCTCATCATCACCTACTTCATGCATATTCTTTTTGGTTATTTTAGATGCAGGTATTCTATAAGCAAGCTCAGTCTTTGGTCTGTCCATACCATCTTGAATGGGTTTAAAAAAGAATGGTAAGTGTTGAGATATAGGTACGACCTTATCAGTAAACATCTTCTTTGCATCTGAACCTGTCTTAGATAGTATGCCTACCCTTGAGTCTCTCGCTATGGTTGCGGTATTAACTGCTTCTGCTGAACCCATGAATGAAAAACCTGAACGTCTTATCTTTAAATATATCATTCCAAAGCATCTCTTGTCAGCCTTGCACGCCTCCCAATATATAAAGAATATTCTATTAGCTTCTCGGTAATCCGGATACCCTACATCAATCTTAGTCCATTGAAGATACATATAGTGTGCACCTGTAATATAAGTAGGTTTATTCTTGTTTATAAACCAATGCCCTTCTTCTCTGCGGTCAAACTCTTCTTCAATGTAGTCTACCCATTTGTCTTTAAACTCTCGTGGCATTTCATTCCATTGAAAAATACTATTTATTCTATCTAACTCTTTAGGATAATCTTTTCTATGCCAATAATTAAATGGCTCGTCAACGAGCTGTTGAGGTGCTAAAGGTAAAGCAATGTGCAATCCACTAATACAAACCACCTCACCTATTTGTCCGGTGCGAGATATAACTACAACATCAAAGTCTTTGTTATATCCATAAGCCCATGACTTTCTCTTATTATGTTTCTTAATATGAGAAGATGGAATATAGTCTTTAACTACAGTGTATAAATTATTTAGACCTTCTTTCTGCAAATCCTTGTTTTGTATCTGTTCGTGTTGTTCCTTTACTCTCGTAATCTAATCTTTCTTTCTCTTCATCTATACGTTTTAATATGTCAAACGCATCTATGATAGCTAACTTTTTAGTAGCTGCAGCGTTCTTTAATCTATCTGCAGCAAGTTCATCTTCAGGGTCAGGCTTTATTATTTCCTCTTGAGCAACTTTTATTAACTCCTTTACAGCTTTTTTACCTGCTGCTATTATTTTTAATTTAAGTTCACTTGATTCCATTACACTAAAAATGTTATATTGTTAGTAAACATTCTGTACAATACTTCGCCATCTACCCTAAACTCATACTCACTCTCAGGTTCAAACCCTACTTCATCCCCTTCTTTAAGTCCAAAGTTTTTTAAATCTTCATTAATATATTTAATAGTTCCTATTAAAGGTTCGTATTGCCCTGTCTTATATATGTCTGTATCTTTTTTGGGTAAAGGTTTTATAAAACAATTCTTTCCATAAGCCTTCCATTTACCATTTTTTTTATACATAAAAAATTGGTCGTCCTCAATAAAGAACAAATCATCTTTAAAAAAACTTCTACCACTTCTCCTTCTACCTTTAATGTCATTATAAAACTTAAAGACATTATGGTGAACAAGCAAAGTATCTCCGGGCTCTATCTCTCCTTTATAGTTTAAAGGTACAGATATTACCTCAGCTTCTCTATTAGAAACTTTATAGTTTTCTTCTGAAGTTCCAATGATTACATTGACTCCTTCTACATTTTTTATATTGTCATACCTCCTCCCATTATAAGGACGAACTATAAACCTTTCAGGTGAACGCATTTTATTTTATTTAAGTATAATTGCAGTAGTTGTTATGCCACTCACTAATCCAAGTCCAAACCAAAATAACTTTCGGTCATAAAATTTCTTTTCATCTTTTACAATAATATTAGACAATCCTATTGTACTAACATAAGGGTTGTCATAATCTACCATAACAATAGGCTTAGGTTTTTTAAATAGTCCTTGAGATTTAAGACCTATGTTTACATTCATAGTATTAAATATTTTCAAGCTATCTACTACCACCCCATCTTTTTTTACCCTACCTCCTATAGTATAGTATTCATCTAAGATACTAAACTTACGAGGAACAGTAATAGAATGTAAATGTTGTGTAGTATCCATATACACTGTATCATATTTAATTACAATACTATCTTTTGTATAGGGAATAAAGATACTATCAAGCTGTGTAACAGTTTTTACTTTTACATTGCTTTGTAGTTTTTTTAATTTTCTGTAGGCTGTCCACCCATAGTCAATCGCTTGCTTCTGAGTTAAAATGATTTGTTCTTGTTCTGCAAGTAGCTTACCTGTTTCATCTCTAAGAGTATCAAAGGACTGTCCTTCAATGTTTAGTTTACTAACTTGTCTCTCGTAGTGTTTTAACTTCTTGTAGTTACTCCATACAGCACAACCACTCATACATAGCAATAGAATAAGTATTGCTATAATAATATTTTTAATAGTGGTTATATCATTTTTATTTTCCTTCATCCTTTGGTAAAGCAATTAAGGAATCTTTAGAGCGTAAGAACAATAAAGATACTGCTAACCATCCACTCATATCTGTGCTATCAGCCTTACCTGTGTAAATCATTACAAGACAAAAAGCCATAATTAAAAGTCCTACGATTGTAGTAACGTAATTTGATATTAATCTATTTTTCATAATTAAAAGTTTATGTTATATTCTATTGAAATAGGGATTTGAGATGTAAACTCTTTCCATAAAACTACTTCATTGGACCTTATAATCCAAATCTTAAATGATTTTTTATCTACATCAAATTGAATAAGATGTATCTTGTGACTTCCGTTAAGCACGTCTTGACCAACTAAGTAGTGCATAGCTCCCGACTTATAGTCAGGTCCAACAGAAATCTTTCTAATATCCATTATTGTTTTATCATTAGGATACCTGCTACAGCTAAAGGACCTGTTCCTGTACCATTAGTCATGTACACATCACCTCGTGTCAGTCCTGCTGCACCTGCTGCGGCATCATCTTGAAACCCTCCACCTGATGCTCCAACAAGAGGGAAGTTTATTCTTCCTTCAATCTGAGCGTAAGTAGTGTTGGCGTTACCAATAAAAGTTTCATTGTCTTGTACTCCTGTTTGCGTTGGTCCGTATGGAAGGTTTACAGGTCCACTTGACACAACAATCGCATTATTAATAGCAGTGGTTGCACCGGTGTCAGCAGCAGTACCAATAACAATACTTCCTGTTAAAGATGTTTTTGATGTACCCCCTTCTAAAGCATTAGAGCCAATAACTACATTGTCTCTTGCCGTTCCTGTTACTTCTCCTAATGCACTAAATCCAAGAACTACATTCTTCTGATTTAATGTGGCTATCCCCAACGCAGAACCTGCTCCAACAATAACATTTTCTTCTACTCCTCCTGTTCCTGCTCCTGTTGATACAGCTAAGTTACCAATAACAACATTTGAATTAGGTGCTCCTGTAGTGAACGTCATTACTTGCTTTCCAATAGCAATATTGCTTAGAGAACTTGTTGTCTCAGTTTGTAATACTTCTTGTCCAATTATATAGTTGTCTTCTACAGAACCTGTAATAGCAGCCAAGTTACCTTGACCAAGAATAACACTATCGGTTGCACCACCTACATTTAATGCATTGTTACCATGACCCAAAATAAGTGTATTTGAATGGTTTACTGTAATTAAATTATCCTCACCTAATGAAAGGTTATTTGTTCCTACAGGATTCATTCCCTCTTGAACAAAGGTAGAACCTACACCAACACATTCAAAGTCAGGAGTAGTAAACTTTGTAGCGTTTACTCTTCCTCCTGCAGTTTCTGTTAATAAGGTTGATTCACTTGCTTGATTAGATGCGTCCCCAACAAAATATTTATATTGATTTAAAGGTAGTACAGAACCTGAAACCGCTTTCCATTCTAAAAGGTTACTGAAAGAATTTTTTGCAAGCACTTGGTTTGCTGTTCCTGCACTTCCTATATCATCATATATCTCTCCTACTGATAAAGAAGTTCCGTTAATTGACCCTGAAGGTTCATGAAGAGCTATTGCACCTGCCGTTATAGTTCCAACAACATCTATGACACCCGTAAGATTTATATCGTTTGTTGCAGTATTCCCTGCGGCTAATACATCCGCTAAAGGGATTGCTGTAGGGCTGACTGTTTGCCACAGTAAACCTGTACCTGTAGCGGTAAGATATTGTCCTGCGGTTCCTGTATCACCTGCACCATCTTGAATATCTGTAGCATCAAGTAGTGCAGTGCTAACTTGAGTGGTTGCATTAAACACATCCCCATTAACATCTTGAGTTGCAGTTAAATTGGTACAACTTATGTTTCCTGTTAATACAATATTGTTGGTTGCAGTGTTACCTGAAGTAAGTACATCAGATAAATTAGGTATTGCAGGTACTACTGTTTCCCACACAATTCCACCGGGTTGAAAACGTAAGTATTGCCCTGCAGTTCCTGTACTACCTGCACTATCCTCAATGTTCGTTGGTCTAACTAATGGAGTAGTAACTGAAGTATTACCTACAACAACTGTTCCTGTTATAGATGTTCCATTTATTGTTGTTCCTGTTATAGTTGTAGTTGCTGTTAAGTTTGTACAGCTTACGTCACCTGTTAAAGTGGCATTGACACAACTTATATCACCTGTTAGTATTGCATTAGTACAGCTTACGTCACCTGTTAAAATTATATTGTTGGTTGCTGTATTCCCTGCTGTTAATACTTCTTCTAAAGTATCTGCAGGTGTTAAACCTGTAATATCTCCAAGAGTAAATGTCTTGGTTGCATTACTATCACTAACATCTGTTCCAATTAAATAATCATCTAATGCAGGTGCTGCTGCAGGATACGCACTTTGGTTACTTATCTTTGACATATTATTTCTTTTCTGTCACCTCTCCTGTTTGTAAGTTGATAACAGAATCAGCTCCGTATTTACTAATTAATTTCTGTTCCTCAATAGCAAAAGATTGTCTCAACTTATCCACTTCCTGTAACATTCCATGGCGTTTTAGTTCTAACTCTCCAATAGCTAATTTTGCTTGAGTAAACGAATTGTTCAATTCCTGAACTCTTTCTAATTCTTCTTTAGTTAATTTCATTGTATTTAATTTTATACAAAGATAACTAAATAAAATTATAGTAAATCACTTTCTAAAAGAAGGGTATATGTAAAACTGTTTCCGTAAAGTCTTGATGAGGTTTTGCATAATGCTATAAAATCATTATACTCATATATAGATTGAAAGACCTGACAGCCTGCACTGTATTTATCTACTGTGTCTTTCTCATGGTAAGGATGTGACCGGTGAATGTTTATACCAAACATCCCCCACTCCTTCGTTGCGTCATCATAGTCAAGTATCTTATCCTTGTTGTCATCACGATATACTTCTACGTTAGCAAGTCTCTGACACAACGCTTCGTATCTTGTTCTTCCATGACCATCAAGTTTGTATGTACTTCTATACTGATTAGGAACAAGTAGTGCTGTTCCTTTTTTATTCATAGGATTTTGTAACCAATACAAACCTGCATCTGTAGTAATAGTAAACTCATTGATAACCCACTTGTCAAGTTTTTTATATATAACAAGCATATAGTCATCAAAGCTATTAGCTACTTGATTAGGACTTCTTACTCCTATTATGTTTAAGTTGTAATTTCCTTTAGTGAAGAACGCATAGTTCTTTTCTTTGAATACTTCTTGCACCTTAGCAAGAGTCATTTGTTCTATTAGAGTCATATTTTATTTAAGTTGGTAAAGCCTTTCTTCCATTTTATCAAGACGAGATTTAATTTCTGTTATCTCATCTTTAATGTATTGCATGTCTGCGTTCATTTTTAGAACAGCTTCTCTTACAACTTTATCATTTTCATTCTTGGGAAGTTCTTTTGCTTCTTCGATTTGACCATTAAGGTGAAACCATATTCCTGTTACTGCGACTACTGTTGTTACAAGTGAAAGTAAGTTAGCAGGAGTAAAAGTTATTTTAGTTTTTTCTGATAGATTCATGACATAAAAAAGTGTCTATTAATTCATTGTCACAAATATACAAAATTATTTTTTACTCTATAGGAATACTCCACTCAGCAGAAGCAATAAGTTCCACTGCCTCAGCATGATTCATTGTGCTAACAGGAGTAACGCTTCCATCACTAATAAAAGTAGGAGTAGTATCCCATGAAGTTATAAACTCCGTATTAGCAATATTGTACATAACTGTTTCTCGTGAAGTAGTTGATATTTGCGAGTAATCCATTTTATCAAGGTCACTTACATTTATTACTGCGTAAACATCATATATACTTTTTAGTGCCATGGTTTATATATTAAGGTGTATCATTTACAAAACTTGCACCATTAATAGCAACGCCATTATCTGTAGCTCCTGAGCTTCCTTGATTAGGAATAGCAGTTCCACCACCGGGAGGTGTATTGTTATCTCCGAATCTGTACCACAAGTTTGGTGGGTTAGTTAATTGATTTAAGTTGCCGGGCTTTCCTGCACCTGCTTGATTATAAATACCTAATACATCTGCAGGACTTAGTGTTACTCCGTTCCATATAGCAAACTCATCTATAAATCCATAATAAGGAGCAAGTGAACTTGCTACTACATCTTGACCTATACCTATTCTACCTGTAGAAGGTGATAGACTTGTACCTGCCCACACCGGACTTCTTTGGTTACACAATCCATTAACATTAACTCCATTTATATATAGATTACTTTTATTTCCTCCCGGACAGTCAGGTTGAGAAAAGTCTACTGTTACCGCTACGTGTTGCCAAACACCTGCAGTTAATCCTACATTTGACCTTATATAATAAGACGGAATTTCCATAGAAAAATTCAAAAAACCTGTAGAAGCTCTTATCCATAAAAAAAACTGAGAATTATTAACATTCGAATCTCGTGCTACATGAGTTATTACTCTGTCATGAGTAAAGTTATCAGGCTTCACCCAAACACTAATAGAAAAATTAGTAGCTCCATCAAGAGTATCATAGGGAGTAGTAACTGACTCAGCAAATTGGTTAACACCATCTGTCTGCATAGACCACGCATTCGCAGGTTGAGATGGTGTTCCTCCTCCCCCCGGTACACCTCCAACAATGGAGTTACCTATTATGTTAGCGAGTCCTGATAGATTCATCTCTTACCACAATGCTACTATGTCTGCTGCTGCTGTACCTGTGCTATTAACACGTATGGTTTGGACAGGAACAAACTGTCCTGTTACTAATCCTTTAAATAATACAGTGTCTCCACTAACAGTAGTAATACTTACATCTCCACCTGAGCCAATGTATAATACACACCCGTTACTTGGTAGTGATGATTGTGCGTATAGTTTATAATTTGCACCACTTGCTATAGCAGGAGTTACATTTAACTCATTGTCACTTACAACAAAGTTTACTTTTGAAGCAACAGTGTTACTACTATCATATATAATATCACCCGGTTTTACACCCAATGTATTAAAATTTTGATTTGTATCATTCAACTGACTTGCTGTAGCAGACGTTGTTGTAGATGACACCATTAATGATGCAGGATTAGGGATGTCTACATCATCACTTTTTATAACAGCTAATGCAGCTCCGGCTTGTAATTTTTGATATGCCATTGTTTATTTTTTATAAGGTACAACTTTATTTAATGCGTCACGTCTTTTACCACAACCACAATCCTCCACCCCCATAGCTTTAGTTACTTTCTTTACTACAGACTTAATGCCTGTCTTAGTAGTAAACTTTTCTATCGAGTCTCCAAGACCTTTTGATGTGTTGTTATCCATTATCTTTTTCTTCTTCCTGCAGCAGCCATCTTAGACATCTTGCTCTTTCCGTATTTTTTTCTACCAATAAAAGCAGCAATCTTTTGAGCAGATTCTTTTGATTTGCCTTTGCGTTCTAAATTAGAAACTAATTTTTTAAATCCTATGCGTGGCATTACTTTTTAATTAAGCCTGATAAATGCTTCTTTACATAGTTAACACACTGAGGATGAGAATGACGATAAGACATTCCTTTGTCTGCTCCGTATGAATGACCATACATTTTTTTAGACATAGCTTTGCTTTCATCTCTTCTGTCTTTCATTGATTGCTTGTGAGCTCCTTTGTGTCTTCCACCTATTGACTCATCAAGTCTTGCGTTGTAACCTTGCTTTTTCATTTTTAAAAATTTTTATTTAAACAAAGATAATGATAAAAATTAATATGCTTTATATTCCGGTCTTTAACCACTGAAGCTTTTTAATGCTTGAACCTGTATCTCTGTTATAACTTCTTGTTTTTCTTTGAGACTCATTCTCTTGTCTCTGTTGTTTAGATGCTTCTACAAACTTCAACATTCTTTCTTTCTTTTCCTTATTTTTTTTCTCCATGGACTTTCTCTTCGCAGACTTTAGCTTATCTCTTTTTTCTTTAGCCATCTTTGTTCTTGATGCAGCTTCCTTTTGATATTTTTTATAAGCTTCTAATTTTTTTTTCCTTTCCTCTTTGTTCTTTATTGCCATGATTAAAATATTGGAGTGTGTGAATGTACCATAGCATTCATCCTCTCTCTATTGAGAAAGGATATGAATGCGTGTATTTGGTTTAGCTTTTTAAAGATAACAATTTAATTTATTCCGTATCTTCTGTTATCTCTTCTGTTATCATTATAGACTCGTGTGTTATTTTGCTTTTTCTTTGAAACATTTTTAACTCGAGTCTTGTTAGCACTTGAACGTGACATTCCTCCACCTCCACCTGCTCCACCGGCAGCTTTTGATTTTTGAGCTTGCTTCTGTTGGTTATTTAGGTTAGTGTTCTTGTTCTTGTTTACGTTTTTGGTTTTCGTAATCTTAGTTGTCTTTGTTACGTTATCACCTTTTAATCTTCTATCTCCTTTTACGTTTACGCTTTTAGTTCTAACGCTTTTGGCAATTGATGAGATTCTTTTTGCTCGACTATCTTTTTTCTTTTTTAAGATTGCATCTGCTTTCGCATCTGCTGTAGCTTTTCTTACTTTACGTTTGTTTTTTCCTTTTGCTTTAACAGCCTTCAACTCGTTTTTTAATTTAGCTTTCGCTATTCTTTTCTTCATCCTTTTTTCAGGGTCCCCCGGATTAGGAGTAACAGCTAAAGGCGAAGACATGTCTCTTTTGTATGCCATGATAAAAAAAATTTAAATTTATATATTTGTAAAGTACAAATTTAATTAAATTTATTTTAATGGCTCAAGATGACTATCTCAAGTATTGGAGGGTAATCAGATACTATACTTTACAAAAGTATAAGCTTAAGACTGCGGAACTTGAGATGCTACTCTTCTTACGTTCAGAGAAATACTTTACTAAACAAAAGTTTAAAGAGTTTGATGAACTACTCCCTTGGAGAGAGAGAAGGTTTGAAGAGCTACTACGTGACGGATGGATTGAAGTCTTCTCCAAAAAAAAGAATCACACTCACAAAACAATATACAAAGTATCCTTTAAGTCACAACGTATGATGACTAATATGTATAATCAACTTAGTGGTAAGGAACTATCTGAAGAACCTTACATTAATCCTATGTTCAACAAGAATGTAAAGTACACCGACAAGGTGTACCGAAACATGATTAAGAAAATGAATAAGATTACAAGACAACAACAACGTCCCTCTCAACAATGATAGTTACCTTCTCATTGTTAAGCATCATAGAGTAGCCTGTACGTTTATCAAAGTAAATCTCATCTCCCTCCTTTATATCCTCAACTGTTGTACCCGGCTTTATTACTTTTGCTTTCTTATATCTAAACTTATCTACATCATGTGCAGATAGTAAAAGACCTGATGAGGTTTTTATTTCCTCATCAATAGGTTTTATTATAATATATTTATTAATTGGTTTCATAACTTCTCGCCATTGTTACGATTGCATTTGTACTTAGTATTGTTGTCGCTACAGACATAGCATTGATAAGAGCAGACCTTGTTACTTTGGATGGGTCTATTACTCCCATCTTTATCAAGTCCCCTTTCTTTTCATTCTTCACATCATAGCCATGGTTCTTCTTTGGTATCTCTGTATATATATCCTCAAAGTTTTTCCCTGCGTTAGTAAGTATCTGTATGACAGGAGCCATTAACGCTTCAGACATTATCTGTATAGCTGCCTTTATGTTTTTGTTTTGGTGGTCCATGCGATTATACATATCAGCATATCTCATCAAAGCAACTCCTCCTCCCGGAAGTATCCCTTCACTTAGTGCAGCTCGAACAGCACATACTGCATCATCAACTCTATCATATAATTCTTTCTGCTCTATGTCAGTGTCTCCTCCTACATGTATGACACCCACGCCACCCGTAAGGGTGGCAATTCGAGATTTTATAAAATCCCTATCTGCTTTCTTCTTTGTATTATTATGTTGAACCCATAGCTCCTCAACTCTCAGGTCTCTCTTGTATACCAAATCCTCATCATCATTATTAATGATAACTGTCTTTGACCTACCCACTATAACCTTCTTAGCTTTACCCAAGTCGCTGAACTCGATAAGACTTAAATCATCTCCTGTCTTCTCACTGAAGTATGTCGCTCCTACTGACACAGCAATGTCGCTCATCAACTCATGTTGTTTGTATCCAAAGTTGGGAGGTGGTATAGAACATATCTTTAAACCATTCTTTACTACATTAGCCGTTAGAGTATTCTCCATTTCCTTGGAGCAAGGTGCAATGATTAATAACTTTATATTATGTCGGTCAGCTACCAATGGTTTCAATACACCATCAATCTGCATGATACTACTTATCTCTGAGTCAGATACTAATATATGTACATCTTCTAATATACACTCATCATTCTTGTGATTGTTCACAAACATGTTTGACATGTAACCTCTATCAACTTGTAAACCTTTAGTGGTTTCATAATAAGTCTCAGCACCCTGTGCCTTCTCTACTGTAACAAGACCATCCTTGCCTACCTCAAGATAAGTTTCAGTTATCAACTCTCCCACCTCAGTATCATTGTTCGCTGATACTATAGCCACATCTTTCAATGTCTTGTCAGTTATACTCAAAGAATCTTTAGCTAACATCTCAACCACATAATCTTTTGCCGAGACTAACTCTCTTAGTACCTCCGTACGATTATGTTTGTCAGTAATATATTTATTACCAATATTAATAATAGCTTCAGCTAATACTATCGCTGTAGTCGTTCCATCTCCTGCAAGAGTCGCAGTCCTATCCGCAGCCTCTTTCATTATCTTGACTGCGAGATTCTCCACCGGGTCTACCAAGTCTATTGACTTAGCTACAGTGACACCATCTTTAGTAACTGTGATACCTGATGTGTGATGTGGTGATTCAATTAATACTGTGTTCCCTCGAGGACCGAGAGTACTCTTTACAGCATTAGCGAGTTTCGTGATTCCGCTTTCTAACTTCTTTCGTCCTTCCTCTCCGAAGTTTAACTCCTTCGGATTGTATCCATGTTGTTGCATATTGAATTAAATTTAATTTTCACAAAGATAATAAATATCTCTTATGTCATGTGTCAAAAAATTTTCTATATATATATATATATATTATTACTACTGCGTAACTCTTTCTTATATACGAGACTTTAAAATCGACATATCGACATAAAAAAAAATAACTAACTATAAATCAACTACTTAACTATTTTGAAATCGACATAGAATCGACACTAACTATATTATTATCGACACAGGGAAATAAAAAAGGGACACCATAAAGGTATCCCCTAAACAACATTAAGGACATTTGTTGTTAGAATTTTCTCTTACTCATGATGGTTCTCATCTCTTTCATAGACTCAGCCATCTCCATTCCTGCCGCAATCTGTTCAACCTTTCTCGCTTTCTTAGCAGCTCTCTTCAGCATAGCAGCCTCCTCTATTCCTGTAATACTATTAGGTCGGTTATTAATTAACCTACCATCTTTTATTGTTAATCCATCCATGGTATATTATTTTAATTATATACAAAGGTACAAAAAAATATTAGATACCCGTAGGTATTGGGTCCTATGGTATTTCACGCAACGACCCCCCATCTGCAAAACCGATATTTTTTTACCCTCGATTTTGTTTTCCTGTGGTGCCGTCCCAATTTTTTGGCGTTTTGCTTTTCGCCTGTAGCCCCTGCCCTGCCTACATTGTAGCTATTCGCACACGTACGCCCCTGCACCCCTGTACCCCTGCCCTCGTTCGCCCTGTATCCGTTGCCCCTGCTACGTTTCACGTGTTACACGTATAAAGAAAAAGGGGAACCACTGCACCAAAAAAAATATTTTAAATTTATTTGCAGGATTATTTTTGTCGTAACTGCTTGACTATCAACACGTTACAGAGTTATTAACAGGTCGATTAAAAAATTGTTGAAAACTTTTTCCTTAATTCGCTTGCTATTGTCATAGTTATAGACTAATATTGTACTCGTATGCGGTTGGCAGTATACAATTAATCTAATTTAATAAACGGCTCGCCAACGAGCCAAACTAAAATTTAATGTTATGAATAACACACAATTAAACACTATCGAAACAGCGTTCTTAAATAACGCTAAAGTTAAAACACAAATTAACACTACTAAGATTGACAGCTTAAACGCTGAAATTAACGAGTTGAGTAAAGCAAGTTTTGAGGCTTCCAAAAATGAGTTTGAAACGTCGCTTAAGTTAGCTAAGTTAATGCTTAAAGCTAAGGACTTTATCAAAAGTGCGGAGGGCAAAGAAGTATTAAAAGCAACGGGCTTGACTTGGACTATTGAGGACTTATATACAAAGGTCTTTAATCGTTCTTATTCGTGGGGCAAAAAATTAGTGCAGGCTGAAAACAACCGCCTAAAAGATAACAATGTAAAAAAGGCTTATTTAAAAGCAAGTACGGAGGCGGAAAAAAATCCATCTATTGAGGGCTTTAATAAGTTTTGTAAAAAAGTAGCTAATAATGGCGGAGATTCTGAGGGCGTAACTGTAGACGAGGGCAAAGAAAAAAGTTTAATGACTTTTACGAGTAACGAGTCAGAAAACAAAGTTCACGCTCGAATTGATTCACAAGGTAACTTTAAAAGCCCTTGCGACATAGACGAAGTTATTAAAGCTTTGGAGTCAGCGTTACAAAAGGCTAAGGATACAAAGCTAAAAGCTAAAATGGGAGCAGGTGTTAACATAACTGCAGTCGACTTAAGCTAATACCTAACAATATACCAACAAGTTTAGCCCCTGCCGTTATTGGCAGGGGCTTTTGGTAGTGTATAAAGTTACCCGTTCATTTAAATACCTTGCTTTTAAGCAGGCTTTTAATTGTTTGTGGTGCCTGTATACCTTTGACCATTTAAACGCTCTTAGAGGGCTTTAAAATGGCTCATTGATATGTTTATTAGTGGCTCGTTAACGAGCTAAATGTTTAATCAATGGCTCGCCAGCGAGCCATTTAATATTTATTTATATGAGCAGAAAAATAACTGCGGACGCTATGCAAAAAATGTATGCATATAAGACGTTCAAACGTGGCAATACACACGTAAAAATTACGCCTAACTATGAGGCTGAAATGTATTTATTCGGATATAATATAGCAGTCTTAACTGCAAACAATAGGCGTTTGTATATACGTTATAAAATGTCAAACATAAGTACGCTTTTAAGTAAGAGTAACACCACAAAGGAACGACTCAATGGAATACTTGGACGAACACCATACCACATTAGACAAAAAGATTTTAAGTGGGATATTATGCGAAAGAGTACGAACGAAATTGTATTAGAAGATTGGGACGGAGAGTGGTTTACAATAGAGGGGAACGAAATAAAAAGTGAAAGTTAAATTTAAAAAAGAAAACAAAATGGGACTAATTGTTATACCAATTTGTGCACTAATATTATGTATTGGGGGTGCACGAGGATTTATTAAAATGAATAACGCCAATACAAGAGTAGAGAATCTCGAACGAATGTTAGATGTATTAGACAATCACCTTGAGATGTTAAACGAAATAGAAAACAGCTCGTTAGCGAGCCATAATGTTAAACCAAATAAATAAATACAGATGAAAAAGAAAGATGTTTATCTAAAGAATGTGTGCTTTATCCTTGCAGTTATGTTGGGTATTGCATCAGTGTTAAGTTTCATGGGAGACTTTAGTGCACGTGAAGTGCAAATGAAAACAAGAATAATGACAGGTGTGTGGTGGCTCTTTCAGTCAACAGCCTGCTTAGGATTTTACTTTAATATAATCAATAAAAACAAATAAGTTATGAAGAATGATGAAGTGTTACGTTTAAAAGACGAACGAGATATGACTGACCAAGAGTGGTTGGATTGGCAAAAAGAATTAGAGGATGCAAGATACCCTCACGACCAAGAGTATTACGAATCACTCAAACTTTACTCAGTCTTTTGGAAGGACGTGGAGGTAAATGATTTGTACTTAACAAATCGTGAAGCACACAAGTTGGCAAGGACTTGGAGAGAGATAACCCAATGTGAAAATTGGAGTGATGTTGAGGTTGTGAGAATGGTAAAGGATGATGGTAGTATAGTAGATATTAAGGCTCACATGGAACATTGGAATAATTATTTAAAAAAAAAGATAAGTCATGACAACAACAATGATAGTAGCCACAATAGTGGCGAGTAGTTTAGTAAGCATAGTGGTAAGTAATATCACAGCAAAAATGTATATGCTCCAACGAAAGATTCAACACTTAGAGTCTAAGTTAGACGCAATAGATAGGTACGTTGACCGAATAGATGGACGAGTCTATGCATTAGAGAATGAGAATAAAGTTAAACCTAAAAATAAAACAGATGAAAAATAAATTCATTAAACAATTTGCCGAGGAGAATCTTAGGCAAGCTACGTACAATGGTACGCAATTCGGAGATAACATAGAGGCAGGAGACCAAGTGTTAGTAATGAAAGTAAGTGGGTTCTATGTAGACCATAAGTACGTAGACCATACTAACTTCAGCAGTTTCAATGAGAGGGACTATGCATACACAACAAGACTGAAAGAGGACAAATATCTTTTACTAAAATCGTGGGAGAAAAATCATCAGAGGTATATTGAGTGGACACCATTCATGTATGTAGTAGATGGGAGTGAACTAATCTTTGAGAGTCCATGGAGTGATGAAGAGATGTTAAGGTTTGCACGAGTAAGTGCAATGGGTTCATACGGAGATTACAAGGGATGTAAAACTATCGAGGAAAAGCTAATGAAATTCAAGCAACTGAATGAGAAAGGGAGGAGGATTAAATAGCTCGTCAACGAGCCATGAGTCAAACAAAATAAAAGATTAAAACCTGTTAATAACTTTTTTAAAATGTCTTGGAATTGTCATTTATTTGTAGTACTTTTGTATTGTTGTTGTCGAGAGTACTATATATACTGTATATGGTAGCTCGTCAACGAGCCAACGAGGACGCTGAAAATCGTGAACAGAGTAAGCAGAACTGATTAACATTAAGGACAAATGAAATCAACCATTATTAATTTAACGCTTGTGGGTGTGTGTATATCCACATTAGTATTCGTAGGTATTTATTATTCATACGCCTACGGAATATAGATGGCTCGCCAACGAGCCATTTACCTTACCCCATGTCAGCAACGGCATGGGGTTTTGGTAGTGTAACCAATTAATAAAATGTATTATGCAAAACAAATTAACAATAGCAGAAGTGCTAACAAAACTTGATGAGAACATGGGGACTGTGTTCCACAAAACATTATTCACTCGAGAGGAAGTGATTAAATTATTGAATAGGATTGAGGAACCTCAAGCTAATGAGGGTAAAATCAACATGACTAAGGCAGCCTTTCAGGCGTATGTTACAGACCTGTTTGCCAAGCTATCTATAAGTGAGAGCGTATCAAACGAAGAGTCAAGTAATTGGATAGAGGATTGGGACTATGACCTTGAGTTAGATGGCAACGAGATACACGTGAACCCATTATCATTCCACTTTGGGAGTGAAATGTATGGAGAGATTGAGCAGGCTCAAGACCAACTATTAGATGTAGTAATGGACAATATGTGTGATGACTTCTCATTCATTGATGAGGAGACAGCACAAGAACAACTTGACCGAGCTTCTGCTGAAGCTTCTACAGAATTTCAAGAAACTAATAGTGCAACGGAAGAATAAAAGTAATGGCTCGGCAACGAGCCATATTGTTTAATTAAATAAAATCAAATATTATGTGTGAACAAAATGGAATCGCCTACGAACTAACGGGCGAACGAACAAGAGGGCAACGAGTAGACTATCATTGTAAGCTACCACCCCTCAAACTAAACAAGACCAAGTACAAAGTAGATATTGCAGGTCTAAGAAAACGAGAGCAACGTGACTCGCTCATTGATTTGGGTGGAGATTATGAAACCAAGTTTACTATCGGTATGGAGGTGGAGAAGGAGGACATATCACGTAGTTCTATCTATGAGTACAGATTATTCTGTGGCTTTGAGAGAGATAGTAGTTGTGGTACTGAGGCAGTTACTCACATACTACCATTGCTCCCACGCTGTAGTTGGAGAACGAAAATCTACAACCTTATGTACCAAGCAGAGAGAGTAATAGATGACAGATGGAGTCCAAGCAATTCAGATTGTGGTGGACATATCACAGTGGCGTGTGACGGCATGACGTCAAGCGAACTACTCAAGAAGTTACGTAAGTATAGTGGCATAATGATGTACTTGTATAGACTAAGACTCGGAAACTCCTATTGCAATGGTAACCTCAACATGAGAACGAGCGAAGAGAGTAGGTTAATCAAGAACATGAGGAAGTATAACTATACCTACAATGGACAGAACGGCAGGTACAACATGGTGTTAGCCAAAGCAAATGGGACAGTTGAGTTTAGACTTGTCAGCAGATTCACGTCCGTTCGACAGATGATGAGGAGGTACGAGTTGTTCTATGAGTTAATGGATACCGCAGTGAACTATCCAAGACGACAGCACAAAGTATTCTATGCTAAGATACGTCCCATCTTAATGATGATGTATAACAATGACACTCGCAAAGTAGATGAGGCATTGGATTATGCGAAAAGCTTTGACTTATTCTTAAACGAGGGCAGGATAGATGCCAACGCATTACCCTTTCTTGATGGGGACTTTCACAATACAGGTAGGTGGACACAGTGTGCAATAGAGAAAGAGTTGTACTACTACAACAAGCGTCAAGACAACAGAGAATATGGTTGGAAGATAGACAATTGGAAGTAGCTCGTCAACGAGCCAAAGATAAGTGGAAGGTACGACCACGTTATTCGTGCCACAAATTAAATTAAATTTACAATTATGTGTGTAATTATTATTAAACAAAAACAAAACAAGGTTAGTCGAGACACCTTAGAGAACTCGGCAATGATAAACCCTGATGGTATGGGTGTGGTATGGTTGGATACCTTTGATGTATCCTATCACAAGTCTAATGAGTGGGAGATACTTGACACCACTCGACCATACATTGCTCACTTCAGATATGCGACAGTGGGTGCAGTGAACATAGAAAATACTCATCCGTTCGTATGTGGTAAGCAGAAAGATGAACTGCTAATGATGAACGGAACTATCAAAGGTATGGGGAACTTCATCAAGTGTGATAGCAGAGTGTTAGCTGAGAAACTTGGGGACATACCACGTAAGAAATGGAAGAAGTACCTCGCCAAGTATAGTAGTAGGTTTGTCAGTATCAATACCAAGACTAAGACCTTTCAGATATACAACAGACACTTGTATACTTTCAAAGATGGTGTGTGGTATTCCAAGACCAACGTGTTGCAGGACAATGTGATAGGTGTGTATGGTACACTGAAGAAAGGGTACAACAATTACAATTGGTACTTAGATAAGTCAAGGTATGTGGGTGCAGGTAAGACACAAGACAAGTATCCTCTTATCATCAGTGGATTACCATACCTCATCAATGAGAAAGGTCGAGGACACAACGTAGAGATTGATGTGTTCAAGGTAAGTGACTCAGTGTTCAAGGACATTGATGGATTGGAGTCGCACCCTACTTGGTACAGACGTGAGAAGATACCTGTGAAGATGGAGGATGGTAGTATTGTAATGGCTTGGGTATACTTCAACATACAAGAGAAGGTAGGTAACAGACAGTTACACAAGACATATGTTCAACCCAAAATAAAATCCAACTATGGTTGGAGCACATGGGATTCATGGGATAATTGGACACCAAGCTACAAGTCAACACCAAAGAAGAATACTGCATGGGATTCATGGGAGGACACGACCTACGTTAAACAAGAGGAGAACTTCTTTACCTCAACACCCAAACAAACAGAGGACGCAGACAAGTTCTTAGAAGAGTGGGAGAATAGAGATAAGGACATTAGTGAAGATAGTAACATGCTTGTTACACCCCACTGCATTGATTGTTACTCGGGTACACTTGAGCATGATAGGTTCAATATGTACTACTGCAATTCATGTGGTGGTTGGTTCACTGAAGAAGAGGTTAACAAGTATAACCTCTATTCATAATGGCTCGTCAACGAGCCACACACATAAGGATGGGGAGGGAAAGTCTCTCCCCTATTTTATAATCTTAAAAACAAATCAAATGAAAGATAAAGGAAGAATATATTTTGTGAAAGACATTGACAAGTTTGATGAGTGGTATGACTTTGTTGAACTTGACTCACAAGAAAAATGGAAGAAAGAAGAAGTCGAGTATTTAGATAGGGGAGTATATATAAGAGATGATATATATGAGTGCATGAGTGAAGATGAAAAAGAAAACATATATGAATTTGAACTAACTAAAAACAAATAGCATGAAAGCAAAGAAAGTATATTCAGTATGGGAAAGCGATTGTAATGGAAGAGACTACCCATCTTTTTATGAGCATCAAGAAGATGCCATGAAACATTTCAATGAATCAAAGAAAGATAAACCTCAGTACGTATCCATTAGGGAATGTTGGGTTACCCTATGGGAACAAGATGGAATGGAGATAGTGTCAGAGGATAACATAGAGTCTTACTATTCAGAGGATGAAGAGTTATTAACTAACTAAAAACAAATAGCATGAAAGCATATATAAATTATGACGCGATTCCAAGTGGAGATTTTAAATATCAAGTAGAGATAATAATAGATGAGGAGGTGGATAGTTATGTAAGTGTTATGGATGATAGTGAAGAAACCATACAAGAAGTAATTAATGAATACAATAAAAACAAATCAAATGAAAACAGTAATTAAAATTAGAAGAGTGTACTACAAGTACGCAGAGATTGAGATAGATGTACCAAGTACATTGCATGATGACTTCGATAGTGTGCATGACTATCTCCTTGAGAAAGAAACTGAATGGGGGTACAAGTTAGAGAAAGCACTTGACGAAGCAGAGTTTGAACATGGAAATGGTATGGATTCAGATGATGGGTGGACTGATGAAACATCTGAGCAGGAAGTGAGATACGAAGTAGACCCTGAAGGAGATTCATACTTGATAGGTGGACACATATAAAAACAAATACCATGAGCAGATACAAAACCATATTCAGATTGAATATATTTAAGTACAAGATACGAATTTATAAACTAAGATAATTATGAAAACAGAAATACAAAAATTAATAGACTTCATTGAGAGTCCTAAGCACGCTGAGGATAGTGAAGATAGAGGATACCTATCAGACGGAGAGGTATTAGATATTGTTACAGACAAATTAAAAAGTTTGTCAGATAAAAGAGATACTGTGCCTATATACCTACCAACTCATGCCTTACGCACCGAGCTTGAAGAACGAGGGTACTACGCAGGTAATATGTGGTGTGTTGAGGATGTACAAACGAATTGGGATGCTTCTAAAGAACAAGCAATGGAGATACTTGACAAAGTGTTTATGAGTGAGTGGATGTCTATGAGAATTTTTGAAATGATTAATGAATATGCCATTGACATGGGATTAAATGAAGTAGAATGAAGAAAGAAAAACTAAAGTGTTGTTTGTGCAACCAAGAAATAAAACCTTGCCCTCGTACAGGATGGGATAAAGGACACAACCCTGCTCCTTTGGGTGAAGAAGGAGATAGATGTTGCGACAAATGTAATGACAAGCATGTATTACCTACACGTTTGTTAGCTATGATGAGTCTCGATAGAATTAATAACAATCAAAACTAATAAGATGCAGTGGATTAAAACAGACGGAACAATAGAAGAGGTAGCTATTGACAAGGACAACAGCCTCAAACAAATGCAAGACGCAGTGGGTGGGTACATTGAATTGGTACGACTCACAGATGATGATGTTATGATAGTCAATGAAGAAGGATTAATCTTTGGGCTACCTGTCAATGAACACGCAAGTAAACTTGCAGGACAAAGCATAGTGGGTAACGTACTCATATGTAAAAGAAAAGATTTAGATTAAACTACTTGGAATTGTAGTTTCTTTTAACTATCTTTATAGTATTAATATAAATAAATTAAGGACAGATGAACATTATATTCAAGGAGATTCTATTTCAGAAGCTCAAATCAAAACCCAATAGAAAATTTATACGAAGGTTACAGAACTACGTAGATAAGACAGACGAGATGACACTCGAGGACTTCCAAAGTTTCGGCAGGTTTATACCAAGAGAAAGATTTATGTCGGACATACACCATGCGTATGCATTTAAAGATTCACTACGTGATGACTGCACAGATGTAGTGGTATATGTAGGAGGATTGTATATCCAAGCACTAAAGAATAATATCTTTTATGTGCAGGTAGGTAGTGATAGTGTGCAATCAGATGACATCAAACATGTAGAGGAGTTCTATTGGGATAAGCACGTTAGTAAATTTAAAACATTAAGCTAATGGGAAGGACTAAAGATATTTATATCCAACAGTTACAAGAGGATATAAACAATGGTGTATATGACAAGGACATATACGAAAGAGATGGCTCGTCAGCGAGCCATGAAGTTAAACAGAAAATTAAATCAAATGAAAAAAAGAATCTTCAACAAGTATGTAGATAAGATATGCAAAGCATACTACATAGATGAGAGCGAGTTGTTTGCCAAGGATAAGCGTAGTGATTTAGCAGATGCAAGACACCTGCTATACTACCTATCTCTTGAAGCACCCATGACTCTTGCTCAATTAAAAAAGTATATGATGGATAACAACTATAAGATTAGTCACTCATCTATCTATCATGGTTACAACAAAATAAAACTATTGACTGAAACCAATGATGATATACAAGATATAGTAAAGAGTATAAGAAAAGAATGTACAAGTTAAATGACATATTTAATCAGGCAAATACTGATGAGGTTAGTATCAACATTGATGGTGCAGAATATGAAGCACGTCTCCGACAAGGAATCAAGATAACAAGGGAAGGGAATGACGTACAGATATTCAACACAACTATTGGTGTGTTCTATAAAGAGATAACAACAGAACAGTATCAAACTTTCTTAGAGTATGGATGGGTAATAGGTGTATATAGATTAGCACTTGTCAACTACAAGAGAAAATTAAATGTAATAGAAGAGAGGATGAGGAGTGAGGTTAACACAAGGAAGAATGACAAGAGAATTAAATCACTGAAGAAAGCAAGGACAACTATACTGAAAGACTATAGAAGAATAACAAAACAAATAAATAAATATCTAATCAAATGAAAACAATTAATATCAAAGGAAAAGAATATGTTGAGGTTAACGAAAGACTAAAACATTTTAGAGCTAACTATAAAGACCACTCGTTAGTGAGTGAGGTGTTAGACAAGACAGACACAAGCATACTAATCAAAGCTACCATATCAGACAAGACAGGTAGAGCATTGGCTACAGGTTTGGCTGAAGAAGAGAAGGGTAGTACGTTTATCAACAAGACAAGTTACGTGGAGAACTGCGAGACCTCAGCTTGGGGTAGAGCATTGGCTAACTTTGGGATAGGACTTGATGTATCAGTAGCATCAGCAGATGAAGTAAGCAATGCCATAGCTAATCAAGATAAGAAACCTGCACCAAAGAAAACAACTATTGAACTTGAGATAGGTAGTAATAATTGGGAGAAGGTTCTTAACTATGTAGCTGCCAACAAGGAGAAAGGTTTGACTGCAATAGTTAAAGAGTTACAACGCAAGTATGATGTAACGACTAAGCATAAGACAGAGTTGAAAAAGAAATTCAAAATTAAATAGAATGAAAACACAGGACATACTAAAGAAGTTAGAAGACGATAGCAATTACTATGGAGACTTTGGTAAGCAATACCTCAGCAACTCAGACATAGGTACACTGCTATCTAACCCTAAAGAGTTTAGGATAAGCAGACCCGACAACAAAAACTTTGCTGAGGGTAGATACTTTCATCAGTTATTACTTGAGCCTGAGAAAGCAGAGGACACCTTGTGTGTTGACGTGTCATCACGTAATTCAAAAGCATACAAGGAGTTCATAGCTGAACACAATGTAGAGGTAGCACTACTAAGTAAAGAGTGTAGTAATATATTAGAATTGGTTCAAACAATCAGGGGAAATATATTTATGTTTGACAAGATGACAGAGGAGACAAATGAATATGAGAAGCCTGCTATTGGTACGATTAAAGGTATGCAATGGAAAGGTAAGGCGGATATATTATGCGAGGATTGTATCATTGACCTCAAGACTACATCAAACATCAACGACTTCAAGTGGTCGGCACGTAAGTACAACTACGATAGTCAGTGTTACATATACCAAGAGTTGTTTGGCAGACCATTAGTATTCTATGTGATTGACAAGAACACAAAGATGCTTGGTGTATATGAACCATCAGAAGAGTTCGTACACAATGGAATGTTAAAGGTAGATAAAGCTATCGAGGTATATAATAAATTCTTTGGGGAACATCCAACAGAAGATATAGAATCTTTTATAATTAACGAGGTACTATAGCTCGTCAACGAGCTACTATCCGTACGTCTCAAATGGATAGTGGTTTGTTATTTTTTTTATTGAGACAAATTAAATATATATTATGGCAGAAGATAAAATTTTTGCAGATGGATTCTCTTTCAAGAGAAGAGAGAACGCACCCGACTTTGTAGTTGGTAATGTTAATGTTAAAGTAGATGACGCTATTGCTTTCTTGAAAAAGAATAACAAGAAAGGGTGGTGTACTTTAAATATTAATCAGGCTCGCAGTGGTAACTACTACATGGAGCTTGATACTTGGGAGCCTAAAGCTGAGGCATCCACAAAAGAAACTGAGAAGGATGGGTTGCCATTCTAATCGGTATGTTAATTGGTTACGAGAAGGGGGAAGTAACTATCCCCCTTTTCTTATGACAGTTTTTTTATTCATATATAGTATATATAATTTATTATATTTATTTTTATTCTCCCATATATGAAAGAAAAAAATCGACATATCGGCAGGACATCTGATAATCAGTTAGTTAGTAAAAAATAATCGACATAAGAACGACATAAAGGACAAAAAAATGACACACAACATTACAATTTTCAGGTCTATTAAGGAGACAAGCACTCCTTTTTATAGAAATGTAGAGGAAATATTAGAAAGAATTAAGAACGGAGCAAGCAGAGACTTGGTTAAAAGTATACGACTTGAGTCAAACAAATCCGAGAGACAAGAGTTAAAGAAACATCTACCTGCGATTTGTTTCTCCGGGAAGTTTACCAAAAGAAATGATTCATCACTACTTGAACACAGTGGTTTGATTTGTTTAGACTTTGATGGGTACACTAAGAAGAAAGATTTACTTGGAGCAAAGCAAGGATTCAGTGAGAACAATTATGTGTACTCAGTATTCTTATCTCCATCAGGCAATGGACTAAAGGTACTCGTTAAGATACCAAAGGATGAAGAGAACCATACCAACTATTTCAATTCACTTAAAACATATTTCAATTCAGAATACTTTGACAAGACATGTAAGAATGTATCACGAGTATGCTATGAAAGTTATGACCCATTGATACATATCAATGAGAAGGCAAGCACATGGGATAAGATTGAAGAGCCCGAGTACAAAGAGGTAGTAAGACATAGAGATGTAGCAACCATACCCATCACTGACGAAAATAAAATAGTAGACATACTAATTAAGTGGTGGAAAAAGAAATACCCTATGACTGAGGGACAACGAAACCAAAACTGTTATGTACTTGCATCAGCGTTCAATGACTTTGGGATTAATAAAGAGTTAGCTAAGTATGTACTCAATCAATATGCAACCAAAGATTTTAATCAACGTGAGATAATAAGAACGATTGACTCAGCGTATTCAAACACCAATAACTTCGGCACTAAATACTATGAGGATGAAGAGAAAGTAAATAGCATTAAGGTTAAGTTGAAGCGTGGTGTATCTAAGAAAGATATAAGGGAAGAGCTTAGTCGTAATGACATGGAAGATAATGTTATTGATTCAGTATTAAATAAAGCTGAAGAAGATAATAAGAAGCAAACCTTTTGGACAAAGAATGACAAGGGAGTAATAAAGATAGTACACGTATTGTTTAAATTGTTCTTGGAAGAGAATGGATTCTATAAGTATTGTCCTGAAGGTAGTAAGAACTATGTGTTTGTCAAGGTAACTAATAACCTAATCGACCACACCTCAGAGAAAGAGATAAAAGATTTTATACTCAATCATCTTATTGACTTAGATGATATAAGTATATACAATTACTTTGCAGACAACACACGTTTCTTTAAGGATGAGTTCCTTACATTGCTGTCATCTATTGATGTGTACTTTATAGAGGACACTAAGAATACTTCATACTTGTATTACAAAAACTGTGCAGTCAAGATAGATAAAGAAGATGTGATACCTATAGACTACATAGACTTGGGTGGTTACGTATGGAAAGACCACGTAATAGATAGGAACTTTAACAAGTGTTCTATAATCAACTGTGACTTTCAAAGGTTTATTAATAACATATGTAAGAGAGATGAGAGTAGAACAAAGTCAATGGAGTCTACACTTGGATACATGATGCATGGATATAAGAACCTCAGCTATTGCCCTGCTGTAATATTAAATGATGAGGTTATATCTGACAACCCCGAGGGTGGTACAGGTAAGGGATTGTTTATCAATGCACTACAGAAGATGAAGAAAGTTGTAGTGATTGATGGTAAATCATTTGCATTTGAAAAGAGTTTCGCATACCAACTTGTATCAGCAGACACGCAGATACTTTGCTTTGATGATGTGAAGAAACACTTTGACTTTGAAAGATTGTTCTCGGTAGTAACTGAGGGACTAACACTTGAGAAGAAGAACAAGGATGCTATCAAGATACCATTTGCTAAGTCTCCTAAGATTGCAATCACTACTAACTATGCAATCAAGGGGGCAGGTAATTCTTTTGAGAGAAGGAAGTGGGAGCTTGAGTTACACCAACACTACTCAAAACATTATACACCTCTTGATGAGTTTAATAAATTAATGTTTGGTGATTGGGATGATGAAGAGTGGTGTGTCTTTGATAACTATATGATTAGTTGTATACAGTTATACATGAACAAGGGATTAATAAGAAGTCAGTTCGTAAATCTAAAGGTTAGAAAGCTATCGGCTGCTACCTCACATGAGTTTATAGAATGGTGTGGTTTAATTGATGGGCATGCTCCTAACAATTTATTAATACCTCATCATACCATATACAAGCATGACTTATACTTAGACTTTATAACAGAGAATCCTGACAACCAACGTAAGTTAAGTCGAACAAGGTTTTATAGATGGCTAAAGACCTATGGTATATTTAAGTATGACGTTGAACCTCTTGAAGGTAGAGATGGTGGTGGTAGATGGATAGAGTTTAGAACTATGCAGGACATTGAGGAGAACGGAAAGTTAGAGTTATGATAGAGTATAGAGATTATCAGTTGGCTATTATAGAGTTAGGTACTTCTATAATAAATGTTCACGACTTCTTATATCTTGCTATGGAAGTTAGAACAGGTAAGACACTAACAAGTCTTGGTATATGTGAGCAACTTAATGTTGAACACGTACTCTTCTTAACTAAGAAGAAAGCAATCAGTTCAATTACATCTGACTTTGATATGCTATGCCCTACTAATTTTATATTGTTCACTATTAACTATGAGAGTATGCATAAGCTACCTGATGTTAAGTGGGATGTAATAATATGTGATGAAGCACACAGCCTTGGTGCATTTGCTAAACCAAACAAGAGAGCAAAGGCAGTCAAAGAATTGATACAGAAATGTAGTAGTAAAGTTATTCTTATGTCGGGAACACCTACACCTGAGTCGTACTCACAGATGTACCATCAGGTGTATGGTATTCCTAACAATCCTTTTAAAGAATACAAAAACTTTTACAAGTTTGCTCATGAGTATGTGAATGTAACACAGAAAAAAATAAATGGAATGCTTATTAACGATTATTCTAAGGGACTCAATTCTATTTTAGATATGATGACCCCATACACTATACGTTTCTCACAAGAGAACGCAGGTTTTAAAGTTAAGACAACAGAGAATGTATTGGAGGTAGACATGAAACCATATACTTATGACATGACTAAACGATTACAAAAAGATTTAGTCATTGAAGGAAAGAAAGAAACCATACTTGCTGATACGCCTGTGAAGTTAATGATGAAGTTACATCAGATGTTCTCAGGTACAGTGAAGTTTGAATCCGGTAACTCTATGGTCATGGACTATAGCAAGGCTGAGTTTATTAAGAAACATTTCAAGGGTAAGAAGATTGGAATCTTCTACAAGTTTACAGCAGAACTTGCTGCACTAAAAGAAATCTTTGAAGATAAACTAACCACTGAGTTAGATGAGTTTAATAAGACAGACAAATGTATAGCGTTACAAATAGTTAGTGGGCGTGAGGGCATCTCATTGAAAAAAGCTGAAGCCCTTGTGTACTACAACATTGACTTTAGTGCTACGTCTTATTGGCAAAGCAGAGATAGGATGACAACTAAAGATAGACTATACAATAATGTGTATTGGATATTCTCTAAAGGAGGAATTGAAAAACAAATATATAAAGCAGTAACGAAGAAGAAAGATTATACTATTAACCATTTTAAAAAACAATTTATATGACACCTGAAGAACAAATAAAACATATGTATGAAGTAATACAAGAGAAAGAAGAAAAAATTAAAAGCTTAATCGAATTAAAGATAGAGTTAACAGACTCACTGAACCATGCATATGCAAAGTTAAACCACTTAAAGAAAGAGATTAAAGAATTAGAGAATCAAATTTATGTAGGGGTATAGGTTTAATTTTTTTCAAAAAGGATTTTGTATCTTTACATTAAATGACTGAGCAACAAATCCAATCAAAAAGAATTAAACAACTCGAAGATGAAGGGTACTACGTCATCAAGTTAGTAAAGACTAACAAGAATGGAATACCTGACATCATTGCTATACCAAAAGATAGCGGTGTCTTGTTCAGTGAAGTCAAGACACCAAAAGGAAAGGTATCTAAGCTACAAGAATATAGATTAAAAGAGTTAAAAGAACATGGATGCAGAACAGAAATATACCGAGGTTGAGTTCACAAAGTTTCAAGTGGACAGTGAGTTCTTATATACGTTAGATACTCTTCCTCGACCATATGGTATACAGATAGCACACCAATTAGATATTAACGCTGAGTCCCTTCCCGAAAAGGATGGATGGCTACAATACATAGCCGGAGTAGTTAGACTTGAAGAGCCTATGTTCTTTGAGATTGAATACTTAAAACAAAAAGGAGAGGTTCCTATATGCACAGGTCTCAAAGAGATTGATGTAGATGAGTACCTTGATAATATAAACTTAAATCAAATTTTAAAAGATGAACACGTACAAGATAACACATACTAAGTTAATACCAAGTGACATTGACCCTACTAAAAAAGTATATGACTCAACACATTATACTATTGTTCATGCAGAAACTGAAGAGGATGCATTAGCAAAAGTAAAACCTGAGATTATATTACATGTAGAGGATAGAGGAAAACAAAAGGAGGATATATTTAATCATTGGTGGGAAGCATGGAGTAATAAAATACAAACCAAACGAAAAGACTTACAACATGACATCCGCCAAATTAAATCCCCTTCTAAGAAAGTTAAAAAATAATTAGTAACTTTATAAACACTCATGAAAATAAGTGCAGTAGAAAGAGAGAGACTACATCATATTAATATTGTGATGAGGGAACTGCACGAAAAGAATAATCAAATTTACGAACACTTAGTAGACAGAGAATATGAGGACTTGAAGTCTGTTATATCAGAACAGATTGATGTCCTTAAAGTTTTATTAGATTCGTTAGAAGATGAAATCAATTAGACCAAGACTACAGGGGAAAAGAAAAGCAGCCTTTGAAAATCTAAACAAGAAAGAAAAAAAAATATTAGTGATAGGAGATTTGCACGCACCATTTATTCAAGAAGGATACTTGGAGTTCTGTCAGCACATATATAATATATACAACTGTAACCATACAATATTTATTGGTGACATTATAGATAACCACTACTCAAGTTATCATGAGACAGACCCTAATGCTATGGGTGGAGGAGATGAACTGACTGCGGCTATCAGGAAACTAAAGCCATGGAAAGAATCATTTAAGAAAGCAGACGTAATCATTGGCAACCATGACCGCATGATAATGAGACGAGCCTTCTCATCTTCTATACCTAAGCAATGGATTAAATCATACAATGATGTACTTGGTACTAAGTGGAATTGGCAAGACAGAATAGTGTATGACAATGTGCAGTATGTTCATGGAGAAGGAGGCACAGCAAGAACACGTGCAAAGAATGATATGATGTCTACCTGTCAGGGTCATATACATACACAGGCGTATGTAGATTGGACAGTAGGCACACATGAAAAGATATTTGGAATGCAAGTGGGGTGTGGTATAGACAGAACTTCATACGCTGCTGCTTACGCAAAGAACTTTAAGAAGCAGGCGATAGGAGTTGGAGTAGTAATAGGTGGACACACCGCCTTTAATTGCATGATGAACTTATGAGATTTGAAACTATTGAGGACACACAAAGAGAACAAAAAGCAATTAAGTCTTTTGTTAGAATATTCCAAGGCTCATTCAAGAAGCTTGGAGAAAATGATATTGACTACAAAGTATTTAATAAAGAAGGTACACTCGTAGCTTACGCTGAGGTAAAGGGTAGGCTAAGACCAATGAGTAAAGCATTCCCATTACCTGTAGCTGTACGTAAGTTAGTCAAGCTGTCAGATAAAAGATTGAATCCAATAATGATATGGGCATGTGAAGATGGACTCATCTACTCACCCGTAGATAAACTCAACGGAGAAATAAGATGGGGAGGTAGACCACCCCGAGAAGGAGCAGTCAATGACGCTGAACTCATGGCATACTTTCCTTTCACTAAGAAGTTTAAGTACGTTAAGTATTATCAATAGCTCGTCAACGAGCTATTTGTTTTCCTCCTCAAGCTCTTTAAATGTTTTAAAGCTTTCTGTTTTTTCAAATGGTTCAAAGCCTTCTTCATACTTAGACTCTGAAGGTCTATATGATTTGCTTATACCTCGTAGGTCATAGAAGTCTTCATCCTTTTCAAAGAAGTCACCCTCTCCTATTGTCTTATTATACAATGCTACAAATGGGTCGGTGTTTATTCCTATTAAACTAATAACATCTTTAGGAAGATTTTTAAATTCAAGCTTACCTTCATAAGCTTTTCTGAATCTATTCCACACTTGCATAAAAGGATTGACTCCTAAGTCTTGAGACCACACCTTGCCTGTTGTATAATAATTATCCATTGCTTTTATGGTAGGTCCAATATAAGGTATAGCTGTCAAGGAATTAAAGCCAAGCATTACTTTTTTCATGTGTCTCATTACTTCTTCTTTATCTTCATCATCTCCAAAGGCATACTTAAATATGTTGGACATATAGATGAATGCTACGTTAGCAAAACCAAGGTTAAGAATCAATGAACGCATATCTTGTTTACGTGGCATCTTACCTCTACTTATAGCTTGCATCATGTTAGCTGAAGCTTGAGCTATTTTATTTTGCTGTAAGTATGGTGTGCTTCCAAACATAGTGAACGCTCTTAACATGTCATTACTTTCTAATTGTAATCTATTCTTCTCTGTTTCACTTCTTGTCTGCTGAGTTGCTTCATATCTGTTAAACTTTCTTAATGCTTCCTCTTTACTCATTCCATTTTTTATATCTCTTCTGTAGTTAATCATGTATCCCATTACTCCAAGAACATCTCCAAGCATAGTAGGATAAGACCCATACTTTCTTGCTTTCTGCGGTAGCATTTTTAGTTTACGAGGAATAATACCCTCCGACTTTGCTTCATTATTGTATTTTATTTTAGAACCTGATTCAAGTCCCCACAAGTCTCCCTCCATAGCTGCTTGTATTCTGTTTCTAAAGGTGGGGGATATTTTGTACGCTTGAGATATAGGACCATCAGGAATACCTAACCTTTCTCTTAGTGCTTTAGGCATTAACTCAAATGCTAAAGAACCTGTAGTTGCTGCCATGTCTATCATGAACATCACCATGTCTGCCGCTCCCTTAGTTAATCCTAAACCATCAACGTCTTTTTTTATTAAGCCTGAATCATACTCTTCAAATGCATTTATAAAAGAGGTAGCTTGCTTAGGAATCTGCCATAGTTTAAAACCTAAAACAAATGAAGAGAAATTGTTAAGAGCCTTTCCAAAAATACTTTCAGGTCCTCTTGCTTGAAAAGCATTAGGATTAATAGTAGTCATTAGGTTTCTAAGATAGACCTGTTTTAATCCTGTAACATCAAGAACGCTGTTAACACTATCCATACTTACAATATCTCTTATAACTTTAACTCCCTCAGCATAGGCTTTAAACCTTTCCATTTGTTCAAAGTGATTGCTTAGTTCTCCTGTAAATGTGTATCCTTTAAGAGGTATTCTTCCTGTCACATTTGTTCTTGCGTTTAAAGCAGGAGCTGTTTGTGCATTAAACACAGCATTAAAATTCACGTCTCCTTTTTGTAATTTTTCTTCAATGCTACTTCTTTCTGCTGTAGTGTTGTATGTTTTAGTAGGAAAATAATTTTCTACATAAGGAAGAGATGCACTATTCACATCCATGTACACATCATTCACGCTGTTATAGTAATCATTACTCAGGTAATCCACCATTGCATCTGCATACTGTTTGAGTGCAGTGGGTAGTTGGGCTTCAAGTTCTTGTAGTCCTGCGTCTGTTATAAATGTTCCTCTACCTTTTTTATCTTGTCCTATCTGTAATTTTTCACGCTGCACTTCATTCTTAGATAAGGCATAGATTCTTAGTGCTTCGTCAGGAGTAAATATGTTTCCTTGAATATCTACCATGTCTCCTTCTGCAAGCATATCCACAAGCACAGCATAAGGACTTTTTCTTCTGCTTACTTTCTCTGCAATAGCAGGTATACCATTCAATATCTCGTTCATCTTTTTCTGTTCAGACTGTTGCCCTTTTAAAAAGACATCTCTCATATCTCGAAGTCTTTGATAAACATTTTTTGTAAAGAAACTTTTACCTACCCCCTGCATATCAAGAGCATTGTTAAGAGTTTCATTGGTTGCTAACCAAGCTCTAAGCCATTCGGAAGATTTCTGTTTCTTTTTATTAAGAACTATTCGACTCCAATCTTTAATGGCTTTAAATGAACGAGTCTTTTTCCATTGATTAAGAAGCTTAGCTTTTTTTAATTGCACTTCTTCATTATCCATAAATTCTCCATTCTCATTAACCAAGAAAGGATACTTTAGTTTTAATTGTTCTACTGCTTCTGCTTCAAGCTTAGCATTTCTTTTAACCCTTGCTTCTCTATTGGATTTAAACTTAGCTATTCCTTCAGCTTTTAAGTCTGCTATCTCTTCGTATAATAGTTGCATTCCTTCATAGTCAAGTGATGGATAGGTGTACATCATGTCATAAGCAAAGTTTTTATATAGCTTTCTTTTCTCTTGTGAATTAAGCGGCTCTCCATCTATAGTCTTTTTTATAATGGTGTCTATGTCTGCTACCTTCTTCCCATCTTCTAACTCTTCTTGTATTTTATTTAAGTATTCATCTATAAGTTCACCACTATTTTCTTCTTTTAAAAGCTCGTCCATTTTTAACCATATCTTTTTAATCTCCTGCATAAACATATTTGTTTCTGCATCTACCCCTGTGGTTTTTCCTTGCTTAGCAGTACTTGACTTCTGCTTTATTATTTTTAAAGCTTTCTTTCTTAAAGAATTTATTTCTTTTTTGTTTATTCTTTCTATCTGTTTCAATATCCTATCAGTCTCCACTAAAACATTAGTAGAGTTTACCTTAGCCAAGCTTTTAATCATGGCGTTTAGGTTTTTAGTAGTGGTTGAATCTTCTAAATGTCTTGGTATAGACTCACGTATCAATGCTCGTAATCTATTTCTTACCTCTTGAAGTTTCTTTTCATTTTGTTCAGCAGCTTTAGCTATTCTCTTTACATCTCTCATGCGTTGCTCAACTGAAGGGTTGGCTCGTGTGTTCAATGCTCTATCTAAAAGTCTTTGTATGTTAGCTTTGTTTATTTCATCTTGGTTTTGATAATCTTCATTGCTCTCTATTATTTGTTGCAAGATTGCTCGTCTCTGTGCTTTTGATTTAGTGAATACACTTTCCATAGATGTACGTGGAGCACCTAACACTTGCGTAGCTGTTATTATCTTAACACCACGCTTTGCTTTAGTTATATCAAGAGTAACTTTATCCCCGTTAGGTTTAGTAAACACACCATCCTTTTCTTTACCATACTCTTTAGGATTGTTTTGCATTACTCGTTTAGCCTTAGCTATTCTCTTTTTACTTTCAGCTACGACCTCTCTTGTTTCCATGGTAGCGTCATAGAACTTAGTCATTATATCTTCGTACATTTTTTCAGCTACCTCAAGACCACCCTCAATGTTGGCTAAGTCAGGTGGCATAGCTGCCATCTGTACAGTCTGAGCCATGGCTTCTCTAATTTCTTTTATTGTACCATAACCTCTTGACTTCAAGAACATTCTAAGAACTGCATCACTCTCACCTCTGCTTCTACCCCATGCAATAACATCTTCCATAGATGCATTGGGTGAAGGTAGTTGCTTACGATTCATACCCTCAAGCTTTTCTTTAGCCTTAGCATTCTCTTCTTGAGTAGTCATCTCTACCTTCTGTTTAGAAGCCACTTGCTTACGCTTTGCTTTAGGATATGACTTCATTATGTATGGACCTTGCTCGCTTTTATCTATATCTTCTATTAATCCTTTTGAGTCTTCGGTAACAGTAGGTAGTTGTTTATACAACTGTTCTTCTATCTCTCGTATTTTTTCTTCCGTAGTAAGCCCCTCCACATTACGTTGAAACTCTCCTAACGTAACATCTCGTGAGTAGTTAGGGTCTTTCATTGTTAAATATTCGTATATCTCTTTACTGTACGACTTGTTCTTTAGAAATATTTTAAAATCTTCGTATGTAACTCCTTCACCTATCACATCTTCTATATCTATGACATTTTCTGATAGGTAATCATATAGTTCTTTTGTAAATATTTCATTTGCAACTTCTTTCTTTCCAAGTCTGTTAAGTTTATCAAGCTCAGATTTATATCGAGCTAATTCTTTTTTTATTTTTGCTCGCTCCTCTACATTCCTTGCTTCTATCTCCCCATATGTTCTTTCATACATCTTATAAGCATCATACATCCTCAACCTTTTAAGCAAACTTTTTTGAATAGCATCTATTTGTGAACCTGTCTGTGCGTTGTTTATTCCATACTCATCTAATATGTGGCGGTTATAATCGGTGTTATCAAAGAACTCTTTAAGATTTTTTTGAGTCATCTTAACCTCAGGATATCCTAACTCTCTATTATAATACCTTGCGTCTTCCTTTATCTCTCTATATATTCTATTCATGGTAGCATCAGTGGCTTCGTATTGTAGCACTATGTCAACCAAGTCTTTGCCTTTGTTTTTACTCTTCAGCAATTTGTTATATAAATCTTTCTCTCCTAACTTTTTAAGTTTGTTTAATGCTGCAGATAAATAGTCAATAAACTCATTGTTTATTCTAAACCTTTCATATTTTTTCTTTAATCCTTTCTGAGCTTCTGACGCAAAGATTCTTTCTTTAGTTAATCTTTCTCTACCTTTACCAAATTCTTCTGTTACTCTCTTGCCAAGCCCACCCTTTGTTTCAACATCTGTTCCACCCATAGCAAAACCTTCAAAATCTTGAATAGCATGTTGAACTTCGTGAACAATAGTGTAAAAGATTTCATTTCTTTGTTCTTCAGGAGTAGCTTTAGCAAACTCTGAATAGTTGGTATTGAATTTTATAATTTTAGTAGCAGGATTCCAACTGCCTACTGTAGTTCTATTGGGAATAGTCTCTTCATCTTTCTCTATAGTCATAGCAGTAAACTGCACCATGATGTCTTTTAGAAATGGGTATGTTTTGTAAACTTCGGGTGCTATATATACCTCATCAAGTCTTGCTTCTCTTGTGGCAGCATCTTTAGACGCTCGTGTAAAATCTTTATAGCTACCTTTAGCTAACTTGCCATCAGGTATCTCATATCTATACTCACCATCTATACCACGATACCATCCTCCTGAGTTAAGAAAGATTTGTGCCTCAGTCATAGGTGGATTGCCTTGAAACTTCTTCGCAAACAAGTCCATGTCTTTAAGCTTATTGCTTTTAGATAGCCTGTCATACTCATCTCGTTTCTTGTATTGTTGTTCAGCAAAAAACAAACCCTTTTTTAATTCTAAACTAAGGATACCATACCTACCACCAAGTTGTTTTCTTTTCTGTTCAGGTGTCATCTTACTGAACTCCTCATTGACTTTCATAGGAGCAACTGACTCCTTAGCAGCTACCTGCTTACGTGAGGTGGGTGCTTCTTCACTTACTTCTTTTATAAGATTGTTTAAACTCTCTATTTCTTCTTTTACATCTCTAATTTCTTGCTTTGCAAAAAAAACATTGTCTGATTTATTTGCGGTCAGTTGTTTCTGTCTTGTAATTTTTTCTATCGGGTTTATAATTCCACGTGTTATTGCGTCATCTATCGTTCCGGCAGGAGATTGAAGCCGTTTTAAATAATCCTGATGCATCTTTACATAAACTTTTTTAAGCTCTATCTCTGCACGTGTTATATCCGCATAATATTTTTCATCTACCTCCCTCGCTAACTCTGTAAGCTTCTTAAGTTGGTTTTCAATATCATCTCTTAAATCATAATCATAGAAAGAACCATTTTTGATAATGGTTATCACACCTAATTTTCTCTTCTTAGAACTCTCTATAAATTTTTTAGTTTCATTTAAAACCTCTTCTGCCTTTTTATCTATTTCCTCTACTACTTCCTCAGCAGGTGCTTCCTCAGTAGTTTCTTTTAACTTAGCCTCAACTTCATTTGACTTGTCCTGTCTTATAGCTTCCTCCCTTTGAGTTAACTGTTCACCTCTTTTTATTTTTTCAGTTATCTTTTCTATCACCTCATCAGCAACCTTACCTGTATTTGTAAACTCCGTAAACTCTTCATCAGTTACCATCTCCTCAGCAGGTGCTTCTTCAGTAGTTGTTTTTTTATTCAACTGAGTCTGTAATGCTTTCTTATATTTATTATAATCATTATAAGTTTTCTTTCTTCTTCCCTTAACAACAGGGTGTTTACTAATATCCTCCTTTGTCCCTTGTGGATATAAAAATATATCATAGACAGTCTCACTCCAAGTTTCATCTCTACTTTGCCTTTTAATAATTCTTTTCCTTGTAGTTGCTCGGTCATTTAACACAGTGAACACACCCTTCTCATTCCTTTCAACTTCTTCTAATATTTCCTCTATAGTTGTTTCAGCAGGTGCTTCATCTACTACTTCCTCAACCACCTCTTCGGCAGGTGTCTCCTCTACTACCTCTTCAGTAGTTGTTTCAGTGGGCTGACCCTGTACCTCTTCTGCTACCTCATCAAATAGTTGTAAGTCTCCCTCCTGTACTTCCTCTCCTACTTTTACTTTGTATGCTAATGAGTTTAATAAGTCAATAACACGAGCATCATCTTTTGTAAACCCTGCATCTTTTACTTGTCTACCAACCAAAGATTTAATTTTATTTATAAACTTTTTAATTACACTTTGCTCTTGGTATGTTAAGGTACTATAGTTTGCACCTAAAAAACCAAATATCTGAGCAAGCTTTTCTTCACTGTGTGTTTCGGTATCTTTATATTCTTTCACATACTCCTCCAAGTATTCATGTAAAGAGATTTGTTTTCTCTCCTTAGTTATCTTATCAACAACATTCATTCTGTACTTATCCTTTGGAAGAACTTTAAGTAGCTTCTTTATCAAGTCATTGTTAACTGCAGTAGCTATCTTCTTGCTGTTGATATTAAACTTACTTGTAATAATAGCATGGAATATTTCATGACTTACTGTAGTCTCGTCAGCCGCAGCAAGATTTATACGTATGGTATTACCATCATTAGATATTTCTCCTCGCTCTCCTATCTTTGATTTGGGTACTGCGGCTGCATATTCAGCTTCAGTAGCATAAGTAATGATGCGAAGATTAGGCATAATCTTTTTTAAAGACTGCACTGCTTTCTCTGCCTGTCTAATAATTTTTTTCTGTACAGGATTAACATCTAAGTTTCCTCTATTCTGTTGAGTAACTTGACCTGCTACACCTACTGTCTCTACATCTTCTGCAGTTAATGGTTTATCTTCTGTGGTTGTATCTTCAGCCGCTAATGATTGAGCCGCTTCCATGTCTTTTTGGTAACGCTCCACCATCTCTGTGGCTTGAGAAGGTTCGGTATATGTTTGAGCCACCTCAATATCTTCAGGTGTCATCATCTCTATTACCTCATCAGTAAACCCAAGGTTATTTAACTTTTCCTTTTGGACCTGTTGCTCTTCGCTAACTTGCTCCCCTTCTTTTGGGGTAGTGACTTCAGGTCCTGTCTCGGATGTTCCGCCCTCCATCTCTTGTACATTTGGGGCTGATTGATTCGCATCCACGAAATCTGTGCTTTGCTCTTGAATGGCATTGTTTAATTCTTTACCGGTTAATTTATATGTATAATATGTTCCTGTGTAAGGAGTCTTCTGTTTTCCAATAGATAGTCCTGTAATAGTTGACCCTATCTCAACCTCTCCCATATCCCCTGTGTCTTTTTCTACAGCTCTATCTTTGTATATGTCAGGGATTTCCTCTAATGTTTCTGCTGCTAATTCTACTTCCGCATCATCCTTAACATTCTTATAAACATCATCTATTTTTTCAAGTGTGTAGTTAATATCTCCTGCTCTTTCTGAAATGTTAACTAACTTCTGATTAATAGTTTCTATTTCTGCTTTATCTTTTGACGATAAAGCTTTGTCTTTTTTATCTATTCTTCTTTGTAGTTCATGCTTTCTTAAAAGCAATCCCATGATTTCTCTTTGTTGGTCTCCTGTATATTTTTCAGCGTCAGGTATTTCATTATAAAGATTAGTAGCTTCTTTATAATTTTCTTTAATCATTAAAGCTTGACGAGGAGTCATTTGACCGAGAGAAATTTCTTGTATAAACTTTTGGTCTGTTAGTTTTAAAAGCTGTGGGTTATCTTTTATCTGTTTAAATATTCCCCACGTAGCATCATCCATCTTAGAGAAATCTTTTTTGTTCATAGAAGTAGATACTCCTGCAGGAACACCCATTACTATACCACCTAACATTTCATAGAATCCACCCTTTAAAGCTTGCTTAGTAAACTCCAACATATCCCCTCCAAAAAACTGAGGGTTATCAAACATCTTCTTTCCTTTGGCATCATCATAAAAGTTTTTAATACTCATTGAAGTAATCTCTTGAGCTAAACCTGTTTCAAATTCTGCTGCTCCTGTGCTTAATGTTCTAACAATACCTCGTGCTAAATTATTTTCAATAACATCCACTACTGCTTTCTGATAAGCTTTTGTTCCAAGGGTAGAGCCTTTCTTTGCTAATGCTTTTTTTGCTATCCATGCTCCTATCTGTGGCTTAGCATTTAATAGTCCCGAGCCCCAAGTTATTTTTTCAAGTGCTGCTTCAGGTACAGCAAGAAGAGTAGAGATACCTCTCTTCTCATCTAATGATACGTTTTTAAATGCAGGATTTTTTTCCATCTCTTGCATGTTCCTATCATAACTCATTGCAATCATAGGCATGGACTTATATGAAAATAAAGTCCTTGCTCCCTTCATAAAAAGACTACCACCTTGCTTGTATCCTGTAGCCATCATAGGCATAGCCGGTAAAGTTTCTACTACACCATGTAGCCATCCACCTCCACCAAGATACCAAGGCTGTTCTTCTTTAAATGTTTCTGTCCACTTATCAGAGGTAGGACCTTCCCATAACTTACTACCCTTTCTTACTTCTCTTATGATAGCTCTGCCATCTTTATCTAAATTAGCTTTCTGAACTAAACTATAACTAAAGGGAGAGAACTCTTGCATTATTTGGTCAGCCTCCTCCTTTTGTTCCGCAGTGTAATCATAATTACCTTTGTCTGCATTTTTATTTAGTTGGTCTGTCCATGTATACCCATACTTTTTCTTCCAATAAGGGTCAAGGGTTTCTCTTATTTGACTACTATGATATATGTCTGTTTGTTCGGGAGCTAATTCATCCTTTCCAAAAACTTTTTCTGCTCCCCATAAAGCCAAGTCTACTGTACCTGCTGTCATGCTTGACCATGACTGAGCAAAAGCATTCCATAAAGAACCCGACAAGTTCCCTCTATTAGGGTCGTCAAGATACTCGGCATATTTTCCTGCTAAATAATATATATCTTCTTTACGAGAAGCAATATTTTTTTTATCTAACTCTAACTTTTGTTTTGCTTTAGCTACATTTTTCTTTTGAGAAATTAAACTTTCTCTTAAAAGCACCCCTTGTTCTGAATCCTTTTGCTCAGGTGTCATTCGAGTGTATGCAGCTAATTCTTTATAATATTTTTTTTCATCAGCATCATATTGATTAGATGCTTTTATATAGTTTG